ACTGTACGTAGGACTGGGCCCCTGAACCATTGCTTGCGTTTGACCCAACAACCATACCAGCAGCTGACTTACTACCATTAGACTCAGTTGCAACTTGCAGTACAAACATAGCATTAAGATCGCCTGTATGACTAGCTGTAGTAGTATTTAATGTGCTAATCGAACTGGTGTTGCCATTAACAGTAGAGGTCAAACTAGTCACAGAAGACGCAGTAGAACTTTGTGCATTTGTAACAGTAACAATGTCTGACTGAGCGGTAGCCATAGCCGCAGTTAAAGTACTGCCAGTAAAACTTGTACTTCCAAATACATTAACTAACGTTGCATCACGTCCTGCTACCCAAGCATTGTTTGATGTGTTTCTTGTGTATATTTGACCATCGTCTGTATCAAACCAAATATCATTGGGTTGTAAAGCATCACCGTTTGTTCTAGTGCTAGGTTCGCTAGAACTTTTAATAATAGTCGCTGCGGTTGTACTAGTGGCTAATAAGTTATATCCAGGTAAGTCTGCTAATGTTTCGCTAAGGGCGGCCATAGTCGCCCCTATGTTTTCTACGGTTGTAGCACTAGCCATGTTTGACCAAGGCCCTGGAGTATTAGAAGTGCTTACAAATCTTACCCAATAATAATACGTACTATCATATTCAAGCCCTTTATCTGTGTATATAAAAGCACTAGTAGTACCAACCAATACTGCACTGCTTAGATCTTCGCTTTGTGATCTCCAGATTTCTGTAAAAGCATGATTTCCATAAGGAGCAGTATTAGTAGACTGATTCCAAGACAAAAGAACATCGGTAAAAAGGCCACTAGCAGTAAGCACCGTAGGAGCTGGTGGTACAACTACATCTCCCGGTTTTTCTCTAAGTGGAGCAAAACCAGTTGCGCCAGTATTTGGGTTGTATGGTTCTTGGGCTAGATCTGTAGCTAAACCGCTGTCTATAAGCTCGCGTAAAGTTACGGCTCTATCTTTAGGATCACCCCGTCTACCAAGCCGCACTTCAAGCGCTTCTTTTATAGACTCTAAAGCTAGTCCTGTTTCTCTATCTACTTGAGCCGGAATATTTTTAAGGGCTGGAATTTTGGTTTCAGCCATTAGATTCCTCTTATTTCATCTATTGATTCGGCAATACAAACTTCATTAACTACTTTCGCAGAAGATACTTCTATTGCAAAATCTTTAAAAACTCTAGGGGGTAGCCTAAGAATGGGTTCGGGTATATTAGTAGAACTTATACTTACAGTACTACCGGCAGCATTAACATAACTGCCTGAGACTGAGTGTTGTGTACCAGAAAGAGCAATAGTGCCTGTATAGAACAAAGTGCCATCTCCATAAACTTTTACTGTAACAGGAAAGGCTTCAGCATCTACTTTTACAAAACCCATGCTGGTTGGTTTAGGCGTAACAAAATCTTTAGACTTCCAAGTGTAGGTTTGATCCGTTGTACCACCTTGAAACTTTTTAATTTGGTTTGCAATAATTAAGTATGCATTGCCATCATCAGGATCTGTAAATGTACCTCTTACAAGCGCACTGGCTGTTAAAGTAGTAAAAACTTTATTTCCCCCTCGAGGATCAAATATAAAACCACCAAAACCAGAACCCGTGTTGTAAAAGCCCAAGTACCTACCTTTCCACAAAGTAGCATTAATAGTGCTTGGGTAATATTCAGATTGCCACTGGTCGGGAGTAATCAAACCCTCTGTAATTGTTTGCACATTATTACCTGCTGCTGCTACCAAACCTTCTGTACCTGCATATAAAACTACTGTGCCTAAATCTACAATAGAAGTTTTACTCAAACAGGCTTGCGGGGTTTCCATACGAAGTGCGCTCATAGAAGCAGGATCAGTACCAGCTATAAGATAGGGCCTACCTTCAGTAGTTACAATTAAACCATTTCCTATAGAAGCTATGCCCACTATGGGGTCTTCTAGTGTAAGCCTATAGCTTGTGGGCCAGGCATGAGGTAAAAACTTTTCTGAAAAACATAAACGCTTGCCTGTAAAGCCCGCCATTACTCCATTTGGCATTGCAGTTAAACCCTTCATTGGCCCATCTGGATATACATTAGTATCATCGTCTGGTGGTGCAATCCAATAAGTTGAAGGGATTATCTCTGACAACTCATCATTATCAGATGTATCATCATAACTAGTAGTTGCCATTGCAACTTCTGCAACAAACTGAAAAGCTGTTGTATTAGAGCCCGTATTAGATCTGTATATACGTTTTGTACCAGCACTAGAACCAAAATTATTATTTGATTTAGCACCGGCTGTTGATAAGTTACTCACAGTAATTACAGCGTTGTCATCAGTTGTGATCACTGTAGAAGCTGCCGATGGGGGTCCTTCTTCCCCATAGGAACTTACAAATGTATAAACATAAGAAGTAGAAAAATCTGGCAAAGCATCTGTTGTAGCATTAAAAGTAGCCCCGTCAGTTACACTACTAGATGTACTAGCCCCAGTTGCGTCTACTGAAACTTTGATAGTCAGTGTTGTAGCACTAGGTACTGTTAATATGCGATGTTCTTGATTTAAGTTGTCTGCAGGAACAGCATTTTGAGCACTAAATCCTGCAAGCTTAACATATTCTCCAACCGAAGCTCCGTGATTACTAGCCGTGGTAACTGTTATTGAAGGAGAGCCAGTGACCGTAGTTAAAGTAGCGTCAATTGATACCGGTGTTTTAATTGCAACGGCTGGAGTATTTGGAGGGGCTTCAATTCCCAACCTAAAAAAAGCGTTAGGGTATACAGATCCTCCAATAATATTAGTGCTTCTGCCCATACGGGGGAAAGATTGACCAGTCCAATAGACTGTATTGTTAGTGTCGCCGGCAATTGGACCAGGTACAACGTCTACGTCTTCATCAAACTGCAGCCATTGAGTATCAGTGTATTTATATATGCTTTGTCTATTAGAATTAGACAAAGTGGTTACATCTGCTTTTGGGTTTACAACTGTGTCATCAGTTATAGGGGTTAAACGCTGACTTTCTAAGTTAACGTTGGAAGCTGTTTGGGCTAGAGTTTCTTCTAGTAATCGAGGTGAGACCTGCGGAGCAATTCCACCAAACTGGATAAGTTTAAAATACGCCATATCATCTGAAAGTATACATTATTCCGGCCATAACCGCTGAAAAGACAATCCAAAACACACGTTCACCGTTGCTTACGTCTTTTTTATTTAGTTTAGCAGTTTGTTCAACAGTTTCGACTCTGTCTTCAAGTCTATCTAAACGCATAATAAACCTTTCGTTTTGTTTCAATACAGTGGTTACCCTTTCCTCTATACGAGCAATAGTTATGACAGCGTCTGCAAGCCTGTCTATTTTGTTTTCTAATTTATCTAATCTATTTGATACGTCGTCGATCACTTGTAACTCCATATATGTGGTCGAGGTCTACTTGGTTGTGCATCGAGCGTGTCAAGATGTATGAACCGGCTATCGCCATGCTGTTTTACTCCCAGCCCTGTAATACCATGTTTAAGGGCTACTTCAATTAATTTTAAAGCGTCCTTGCCACGTATTAGTATGTCGATTGCTTTACCAGAAGCATGGGCTCCTGGTGTTTTTTTCTTGGCTTCTATTGGATGAGTTTTATCTCTATAAGCGCTGGTTACTATAAAAGGCACTCCTACCTCTTCTCGTATTATATCTAGTTTATGCATGAAGTCATCATCCATTTTGCATAAACCTGTATGTTTACACTTTACTTCGTCTTCAGAAAAATATTTCCAATTAGCCATCATCTTCCTCTTGTGGGTTAGGTTTAATTTTATCTTCTTTAATAAAAGCTTTTACCTCTTCAGAGATATGTAGCTGTGCACTTTGTTTAACTTTTAAATCAAACGCAAGTTCTGCTATAGCGCCCTGCAACTTAATCAAAAGGTTAAGATGCTCTAAAACCCTAGGGGTAAGATTTTCTATTAAATACTGTTCACCATTGAAATTGACCGAATCAATTTCTTGTTTTTTATCTGACATAGGTTACTCCTTATTTTTGCCGGATGAGTTGGAAGCTCCAAAGTAAAAAGAAATAACAGCACTAGCTAGGCCTCCTAAATACCCCAAAACCAAGTTAATTAAAGCCTCACTATTTTGTTCTGGTGGTTGTAGAGTTACTAAAAATATATAACCCATAAACCCAGAAATAGTAATAAACCCTAAAGTTCTTGTTGTCCAATCTTTACTAAACTTAACACGTGCGTCTTGTTTATCTTCGGTTTCTAAAGCAAAAATATCAACTTCTAGTTCTTTCATTTGAACTTCAAATTGTTTTTCAGCTTTTTTAAGTTCAAGCATTTGTTCTGGACTTGCAGTTTGTATTGCCTGACTAATTGCTTTAGGTTCTGGGGCACACCCAAGTACCTGCGCAACGACTGAAGCCGCTTGCCCACCTAAAGGCCCACCTAAAGCAGATCCTAGTGTTGGTGCAACTGCACCTATTACGTTCTTAATTAAATTAAACTTCATGTTTACTCCTTATTATAAATTAGTTAGCTGCAATATATGCTTTGCCGGTTGTAATTGCCGTTGTATAGCTAGACTTATCTGATGAGTCTCCTACTACGTCAGGTTCTGTATAAGCCAAGATAAGCTCAAGATGGTCTACATTTCTTTGTATCATCTCGTTAATTTCTTCCTGAGACATGCCTAGAACTACATGAGCAGATGAACTGCCATTATCGTTTACATCATTTATCAAATTTACAGAATCTGTTGCTGATGTTAATACTTCTGTTACTGTTTGCATATTATCCCTCTAGAGTTTCAATTCTTGCTGTCAAAGCATCTATCTTATCATCAGCTTCTTGCAATGCTTTTACTAGCATTGGTATGAGTGCAGCTTCTCCTAAACTTTGTAACCCGCCATTATCTGCATCCTCTGACCATAGTTCTACTTTTTCGGCAGGAATACTTTCAGCATCTAGCGCAGCTTTTACTTCTTGTGCAATGAATCCGTTCATCCAACCTTGATCGTAATCTTCTACTTCTTCGTCTTTCCAAGGCGCAGGTAATTCGCTATTTAATTTAAGTTTGTAGTTAACTGGTCTTAATCTATTAATGAAAGATAGACCATAAGTACAATCTTCTATGTTCTTCTTAATTCTTTCATCAGAACTTGCAGATACTGTAGTACTTCCTGTGAGTAGTCTTACATAAGCTGAACTTCCATTATGTACTGACAATGCATAGTCCTGTGTATTTTGTCCGCCCGCATTGTTGTAACCTATAGCAAACCTATGATTTGCATTACTTGGTATGCTTACGCTATAGCCAATCGCTACATTTCTATAACCATTTCCTGTGTGATACCCTGAACTGTAACCTATACAAGTATTAGAATGCCCAGAAGAACCGTTATATAAGCTGTGTACGCCTATAGCAACATTATATCCACCGCCAGTTTGGTTGTAGAGAGCTTGATGTCCTATTGCTACATTTCCATTTACTGCACCTGTACTGCCACTTCCAGCATTGTCTCCAATCATGACATTTTCATTACCAACACTTATGGCATAACCTGCAGCTTTACCAATACAAACATTACTAGAGCCTGTTGAGTTTGTATACAAAGCTGTATAACCTACAGCAGTATTACTTGAGCCTGTTGTTGAATTGAATCCTGCATTAGAACCAACCCAAGTGTCATAATCACCAGTTGTATGCAAATAACCTGTTTGTTTTCCTAGAGCAGTACAATTTGATGCACCATTAGATGTTTGCATTGCCAAGCCACCAATTGCAACATTTGACCCTGAAGTCGCTTCTGTTTTTAAAGCTTCAGAACCTATTGCAACATTCCAAGAACTATTACTTGCAGATAATGCTTTATAACCAACTGCTACGTTGTTAGCACCTGTAGTGTTTGCTGTTAAAGCTGTATAACCTACAGCTGTATTGTTACTTGCTGTGGTGTTTGCAAATAAAGATTTAAAACCAACCGCTGTGTTGTTATCTGCACCATTTAAAGTTTGCAAAGCTCTTGCACCTAAAGCAGTATTATAATTATTACCATCTTCAGTAAATAAAGCTGCATAACCAACCGCAGTGTTTTCACGACCTGTTGTAACATCTGTTCCTGCTAAGTGTCCAACAAAAGTATTCTGCAATCCAGTAGTAAGTGCATTACCTGCACTTTGTCCAATTGCTGTATTACTATCACCACTGGTTAAAGCTGCAAAAACATCTACACCAACACCAGTATTATTATCAGCAGCATCTATTGTTCCTGTAGCATCGTCTCCAATCATTATGGAGGATGTACCAAAGGTTTTAAATGTAGGACCACCAGCAGGTGCATCTTCCCAAGCAACTCCGCTACCAGTAGATGTTAGAAGTTGTCCATCTGTGCCTTGACCGCCGTTGATCTTAAAATTCTGTCCGTCAACCAATGGGCTTGTAACTGAGGTAGCAATCGTTACAGCATTTTCTATCTTTGCCCCTGTAACAGCATCATCAACTATAGATGCTGTTACTACAGCATTAGATGCTAACTTATCTGCGTTTACCGCATCATCCGCAATCTTAGCCGTAGCAATTGCATCATCTGCTATTAGTTCACTTGGTATTTTTGTGTTTGCCATTTTATGTTACCTCGTCCCATGCTTTTGTTGTTTCGTTCCATGTATATATCTCACCATCACTAGGATATGCAACTGGACATTCCCATTGACAAGTGCTTTCATTCAAAGTCCAAGATGGGTACGGTTGTGGGGCTATAAAAGCATCTTTTGCTGAATCATAAGAAAAACCTATGCCTGCATAATTTTTTCTTATAGAGCCATCTATTTTAGTTTCTATCCATTGTCCTGGAGTATTATCATAAAAAGTATTAAAGAAACTTTCTTCTGCTGTTATTACATTTACTACTTTTCCATCGATTACTTTTGCGTAATGTGCCATATTTTCCTCTTATGTTGCGTATCTAAAGATTACTATTCCTGAGCCGCCAGCTTTACCAGCGTAATTCTGTCCGCCACCGCCTCCACCGCCTGTGTTAGCTGTGCCAGCTACTCCATTATCAGATCCACCGCCGCCACCGGCACCACCACCGCCAGTACCGCCTGCACCTCCACTACCACCATAGCCGGCGCCACCACCGCCGCCTGCGTAGTATGTTCCATTTAACCATTGTTTTCCTGCGCCACCTGCACTACCGTCAGCAGACCCACCAGCCGAAGCTGCAGCAGATTTGCCTCCACCGCCACCGCCGCCATAAGTTCCACCATTACCACCAAGATTACCTTGACCTGATGTAGCATCCCCAACATTAGCACTTGTACCACCTGAACCTCTGTAACCAGATGCACCGCCACTTGAGCCACCTGCATTACCTCTACCATCACCACCGTTTGCCCCAGTGTGACCACCGCCACCACCACCACCAACTGCTGTTGTTAGAGCTAATCCTGAAACCGAGGAAACGCCTCCATCACTTCCATCTGCTTGGAATCCGCCACCTGCACCGCCTGCACCAACTACTACAGTATGAGTTCCACTTAGTGTTTGACCTGTGTATTCAAGCATACCACCAGCACCGCCTCCGCCAGCATAGTATCTACCTCCACCGCCACCACCTCCGGCAACGATTAGTATATCTACACTACCTTTATCGACTGGTGCAGAAATTGTTCCACTAGATGTAAAAGTGTGGTATGTATACCCACCTGCTGTTGATGTTGTACCACCAGTTACAGGAAATGACCCTATCATTGTTGAACCATATCCTATATTTGACCATGCATTAGCATTGCTTGTAGCATCAGTGCAACACCACATATTTCCACTATTCTTATTAAGCCACAAAGTACCAACTCCTGTAGATGGGTTTGTGTTTGTTGCAGGATCAGAGGTTGCTACTGTTACATCTGTTAAATCAGCAAAAGCACTAGCTGCATCTGCAAAAGATAAAGTTCCACTACCATCTGTTTTTAAGAATTGACCATCAGAGCCATCGCTTACATTTAAAGCTGAAATACCAACTGCATCGTCTGCAATTAAAGCACTTGTAATAGCATCATCTGCAATCGCAGCAGTGGTTACTGCATCGTCTGCTATTACTCTTGATGTGATCTTAGTGTTTGCCATTTATCCCTCTAGTGTCTCTATTCTTGATTTTAAATCTTCAATTTCTGTCATAGCTTCTTGTAATGCTTTAATAGCCATAATGTACATTTGCTGTTCTTTAACACCCTTACGAATTACAGCATCTTGAGCAGCAGTTTTTGTATCACCAACTGAAACGCCTTCTGGTAGATCATCTTCTTCTGTCCATAGAACTTCATCCTTTGATTGTACTTTAGTGTGTTCGGTAATTAACTCAGGATTAGTCGTTTCAATTTCCTGTGCTATAACTCCTAATCTTTTATCATCTGAATCCTCATCTTCATTATAATGAAACTTTTTAAGTTCCCAAGATTTAACAGAATTCCAAGTGCTTGATAATACTTCTATATTTTTCTTTTCTCTTTCATCACAAAGATTGGAATTGTTTGATTGATAATTATGTAATCCCCCATTTGATTGTAGAGATGCTTTTTGTCCTGCTGTATCGTTGCAGGTCCAAAATTGAGATTGTGTATTATTAGGAGCTCCACCATATAGCCAAAAGTTTGCACAGTTTGCATAATAGGTACTACCATTTCTAATAAGTACAGTTGTTAAAGCACCATCATTTGAATTTATCTCATGATATTTACTTACGCTGTTAAAATACGCTCCACTTGTACTTTTTACTTTCCAAGCACCATGCAAATTAAGACTTGCTCTTTCTGTAGTTCCATAATAAAACCTCATTGCAGAAGAACCTGCTTGTGCACCTATTCCTATTCCTGCTGTTGCCCCACTTGCTTCAAAATTAATAAGAGGCACATTATCAGCACCACCTATCTCTAGTTTAGAGCTTGATATTGATGGTGTTCTATTAATTCCAACTCGTCCAGAGCTATCAATTCTCATGCGTTCTGAGCCACCTGTATTCAAGGTAACTACATCTCCGCCAATATTCATAGTACGCCATGCAGAGCTTCCTCTGTCATAAGAGTTCATGTTTACAAAACCGCTTGATTCGTTTGGTGTAACTTCTAAACTTGTTCCATTTGTTCCATCGCCTACAACAAAATTGACTTGAGGAGATAGATTACCAACTCCAATATATCCTGACTCATCTATAACAACTTTTTCAGTTAATGATGACCTTGCTCCACCGCCTGAAGTAGAAGTGCTGAATGTTAATTTACTTGCACCTACACTTCCTACAGCTATTGATTTAATGCTAGAAGTAACTCCTGCTGCTGAAGTACCACCATCTTGATCAAAGAAATTAATTGCACCAAATACATCATCAGCAGATACGCTAGACCCTGCTGCATCAAGCACTAAGTTAGTTCCGTCAAATCTAAGATTAGCCTCACCCTCTAATGTATTAGCTGTACCACTACCAGTTATGATTCTGTTATCAGCGTTGTTGTTGATGGTAGTACCACTTACTGTTGAGAACGATAAAGTGCCAGAACCATTTGTAGATAAAACCTGGCCATTAGAACCATCTGCTGCTGGAAGCACCCATATCTTATCTGCTGATAAGGCAGGAGCTTCAAAGCCTACATAGTTAGACCCCTCATAGAACCTTAGTTCGTTGTTGCTACCACCAACAGATAAGTGACCGCCAGTAGTAACATCACTGGTAAAGGTGACTTTCTCATTAGAGTCAATAGTAATTGCTGTAGCGTCTGCACTTGTGCTAATTGACGTAGCTGATTCTAAAACATCAGACACCAAAGATTTCTTTAATGCACTATCGGTTGCATCAAAGATCATAAAGTGATCCGCACCTACGGCTGTAACTTGTGTTAAGCCTGACACGAATGATGCTGGTAGAGTGTTTACATCAGTTTGGGTAAAGGTCATGACCTCTAAGATTGCACCGTTTGCTGGTGCGGTATCCATGGTTAAGGTTGTACCACTTACTGCATAGTCTGTCTTTTGTTGGTAAACACCATCTAAAAATACTTGTGTATTGTTTTCGTGTATTGGAGAAAGACCAAGCGTAAAAGCTGTAGTGCTTCCATTACAAGTAAATTGATTGTGAGTTAAATTATTTCCTGAAACTAATGCTGCTACATGATAAACAATAATGTTGCGACTATTAGCAGGTGCAACATCAAATGTAAGTGTGGTTCCTGAGAGAGTAAAGTCTCCGGGGTTTTGATAAACACCCTCAATAAATACAATTAAGTTATCTTCACTTGCTGGTGCAACGCTTAGTGTAAATGCGGTTGCACTACCATTACCTGTAAATGTATCAACAGTTAGTGTAGAAGTAACATCGGTCTTAACGTCCTCTAATAAAGCCGCAACTACCCTTAACTCTGCCTTATCGCCAGAATTAAAAGCTCGTGCAGTTGTATTATCATGCCCCCGAACCACGGTCAGTGTGTTACCACTTCTTGCTGTTACCTTTACGATCTCCTTGTTGGTAGTATCATCAAAGGTTACATAGAAGTGATCACTACCTGTTATGGTAGGGAAAACAGAACCATCGGTTACAGCGATGCTCGTGACGCTGCTATTGATTCCTGCGGCAAGAGTTGTCGCTGCGTTGTTGGTAAACTTAACAGCCATTAGCTAACTCCTTAAAAATTAACTAACTGTTACAGTCCAAGTAATTGTCATTGAGTCAGACGCACCCTTATTAACTACTGAAAAAACAGTTCTACAAAGTAAGTCACCGGAAGAAGAGGCATTTAAAATACCCGCTTCAGTCACAGCACCAGTACCAGTACCAGCTCCAAAGGTAGCTACGTAAGTCACAACAGCACCCGATACAGTAGTACTTGTTAAAGCAACACGACCTAGTTGATTTCCTAAAGCGGAATCGCCAGCTGCGGCTGCTGTAGAACCACTACCAATTGCCATGTGAGACATAGCAGTTGCAGTAGCATCTTTCATTCGAGAGGCAACATATTCCTTTCCATCAGTAACTACAAGGTTATTGACTTCTTGGACTGTTTCTCCGTTAAGGGCAATTTTTAACTTACCTGTAAGTTTTAAACCGTCGTTTAACATAATTTCTCCAAATTTAATTTAATACACTAGTGTTAAATGCAGAGGTGTTAAGTACACTACTTGATCCGGAGACCAATACCACATTTATCGATTCTGTTATTGTAGCACTATCTGATAAAGATTTACCAAAAGTATGTGCTAAACTTTCTGAGATAGAAGCACTCTCCGTAAAAATATTTCCAGCGCCAGAAGTAAAAACATCAGCTAAACTTAGAGTCTCACTAAAAGATGTTGAGAATGAATGAGCAATACTCTCTGTAATTGTAGGGGTGTCTGCAAAACTAGTTGAAAAAGTAAGTACAGGAGCACTGTCACCCACACCCACAATATTTCCTTTGTTTATACCAAAGTCTGTTTGCAGATCATCAGAAGCACTAGCAGTATCGTCTAATGCATAACTGTCTGAAAAAGCCCGTGCAAATGTAGCTACACGACTAAATGATTCGGACATAACCACAGATTCAGCAACTTGTACGCTAACTGCACCGCCCATACCACTGTGGTTTGTACAATAATAATGTAAAGACGCTGGTGTAGATCCAGTTACTTGTATCTCTACGTAAGCACCAGAAGACCCAGGTGTGCCACTTACAGTCACATTAGTTGTGTATGCAGAACCCCCACCGTGTGATCCATTTGCTGTTTCTGAAAATCTAAATGGGTGCCCGCTAACACTAGAGTCCGATAAATCAAACTTATATGTTTTACCTACATCTAACGTTAGTGCTGGGCTATTAACGCCATCAATGTGATATTTATTGCCTGATCCATATGAGTTTGTAGCAGAAGCAACGGTTACTGTATAAGTAACTGTACCGCTTTCTGGTATTGCTTTACCTACCCCCAACACATTGGACTCAGATATAGTAGCTGTTTCAGAGTGCGGTAAACTAATATCTAAAGCAGGCGTATCAGAGATTGACAAGGTATCGCTTTTAGCGGGGTCTATACTCAATACTTCTACATCGCTAAAAGATAAAGTATCACTTTTTGCTGGTTCTATACTTAATGCAGGAGCATCAGACAGTGTACTACTATCATCAAATGCTGTACTAAAAGCAATTGCAGGGGCATCTGCAAGTGTTGGAGTGTCACTAAATGCTCTAACAAAATCTACTACTCTACTAAGAGATTCAGTAATACCAACGGTTTCAGATTTACTGCTAGCAAATGCTGAAGCTAGTTCTTCTGCTATAGAAACAGTTTCTGTTTTTGTTGTACTAAATGTAAGTGCTGGTGCGTCGGTTAAACCAAAACTTTCAGCATTTGGGTGTCCAGAAAGAAAGTAAAGGTTTTTACTATCTGCATCTAATAATACATTTACAGCCGATAAATCTACGTACTGTAATGACGTTTGTAAATTTGTAAACGTAACAAGGGATCTAAGATTTTGAAAAACAGAAACGGGTTGAATCGAATCTGTGTCAACAGTAACCTTTAGGTTGACATAATCAACTGTAAACTTGATGGCCATTAATCGAAGTCATCACGCACTTTAAATTTTATAAAATCTTGTACTGTTTGAATACCAGATCCAGAAGTTGTGTGTTCGATTTCGCCTTCAAAAGTTCCTGCAGTTGTCCACGTTCCTGTAGGGAATGTTAATGCACAAGTGCCATTAGCAGCGCTTGTTATAGTAGCAGTGATGGTAGAAAGAACCGTTGTTGACCCTACCTCACGAATGCGTAGTTTTACAGTTGCACCAGTTAAGTTGATTGGTGCCCAAGTAGTTTCGTCTTCTACATCTAACGTAGCCCCAGACGCAGCAGTGTTGCTGTCTTTTAGGGTAAAAGTTAGTTCAGGAAGAGTGTCTCCTACTACTAATTTAATTGTGTCTGAATATGCCATAAATTACCTCTTAGTATAACTTAAAAAATAGACGCCGCAAAAGGTAGGTAGTCTTTAGTGTTGATTGTTCTGTCAATGAATATATCATCAAAGCGTTCTGCTGTTGGGCCCAATGCAGGTAAGAACCAAGCATCGCCATAACGTTCAGCTTGTGCCATAGGCAACAATAAACCGAATGGCCCATAAATACCAGATCTATCTAGTAGCTCAAACATGTAAGTGCCCCACGGCATTTTATCTGATCTAAAAGCTCTGTCTGCGCCAGCTTCATCACCTATTGCGCTTCGTCCTAAAAATTTAATAAACTCTCTTAGTTCTAAACCAATAGCAGTTAAAGGTAATAGAAGAGTTGCCATTATTATAACGGGCATTATTCTACTGCTTAATTGCCCATCACTTCTATATTTATTTCTGCCCTCTCTAATAGCACCACCAACTATGTTTTTACCGTAAGCATAGAAGAAAGATTTTAATTGCCATACCAAAGCAAAGTATGGGTTTGAGGCCCACACAGGTCTTTCTGCAGCATTTGGCCTTACAATTGATTCTTCTACAAATCTACCTAAAGCTTCTTGTACTTTTTTCCCGCCTTCGGTGTCAAACCTTTTTTGGCCGTTTTTATTAGCGCTAGCCCATTCTAATACTTCGTCTGGGGTTAAATTCTTTTGAAGTTCTCCAAGATGTCTAATTGCAGTTTCATCGCCGTCTTTAGCTTTTTGAGCAAGTCTTATTAAATATTGTTGACCCATACCCGCTGCAAACACACGTGTAAACTTAGTGTACTGTTCTAACAAAGTTATTCTAAAAAAGCCTCTTGCGTAACGTTTAGTGTCCTCTGTCATAAACCCAAGCTCTGCAGCGTTTATGTACATAGTTTCTATTGAGTCATGAGTAACAACTCCTAAATCTCTAGCAAACTGTTCTGCTTCTTTTTTGTTTTTAATTGTGTATTGAAGTTGTTCTACAATAGTTCCAAACTTGTCATTCATGTCTTTTGATCTAAGAACTGGTCCTGCTAAATCAGGCAAGGAAGCAATTGCAGCAAAAGTTAAAAGTGTAACCATATTACCTAAAAGGGCCCAACTGTTTAATTGACGCATAACTGGGCTCATGTTCATTCCAACTTTACCAAGTTGAGCTTCTATAGCTTTTCTAGCTCCCTCTCTGCTTGCATCATCTTCTATTCTAGAAAGCAAAATTTCCATAGCTCTCCAACCAGCTACTTCTGTTTCTCCCTCTGCTAACTTTGTTAAAACTTCTGCTTTGTTTTCACCGTACAACTCTTCTAATTTAGCTTTATCTGCTTCCGTTGGAGCAACAGTAATAGCTTTTTCATACTCTAGTTTTTTAGTAATGCTTTCTATGTATGATTTAATTGCAAAATCAGCAGGTGCTAATAAGCCTGCATCTCCTTCTGCATTTATATCACCATTTGCATCTAATCCTCGTCGGGCTGCATGGTTAGGAATTTTGTCAAAGTATTTCTTTCTTTCTTGAGCCATACCAACAGAAAGTGTAGAAGCATCTTCTTCTGCACTTTGTTTTTCATTTCCTGTTGAATCACTATCCTCGTCTGTTATTGCCCACGCTTCAACAAACGCTAACCAACTTTCAAACCCTTTAGGTTTTGCAACTGTAGGGTTGTATTTTGCTAATAGATCAGCAAGTTTTTGACGTTTTTGTGGGTCATTGACTATTGAAGATAAAAGCCAATGCCTACTAAAGAAATTTTCTTTGTAACGTATATTAGGGTTGTTTGGTGTTATGTAGGTTTCATAAAAGTCTTGCAAAACTTTTCTCATTGCTTTTGCAGCAACGGGTAAATCATTTGTGTTTACTCTGTCATCTTCTGCTTGTAGTGCAGCTTCTGCAATAAGCTCAATGTTTAATTCACCATTGCCATCTCTAAAAACAAGATTGCCATTTTCATCCCTAGTATCATACAAAGAGTTTAAATTTTGGTTTGTTATTAAAGTTCTTGCATTAATAAACCCAAACTTATCTTTAGAAGAAGAACGAGAATATAATTTTTTTGCTATATCTTTTCCGGCTTCACCTAATCCCCTTAAATACCCATCAGAAGTTTGTAGTAAATATGCAACAGACCAGTAGCCTTTGTCAGTGGTTTGTCCAGGAAGTTTAGCTCGAAGCATTTGTATAACTTTAGTTTTAATGCTTTCTAATGTTTGTCTACTTACAGATTTACCAGACTCTTTTATTGTTTCTTCGATTACATTTCTAACTTGTACTTCTTGCCCAAAACTCATACCTTGCAACGAATCATGTAGGCTTTGATAAGTTCTTCCATTTTCCATAACTTTATTTACATAGGTTTCAAAATCCCCAAAACCAGATGCGGTTTCTGAAAACCTTTCTCCAAACACAAGATTTCGCATTTTTTTATAAACGTTTTCTATTTTTTTAAATAGCCTAGTAAAGTACCCGCTAACAAAATCGCCGCCTCGTGCTGTTTCTCCTGTTCTAATTTTCTTTAAAAGTACCGTTGCAAGTTTATCTGCAAACCACTCTTCAAACCCGTACTTAGAATTGTATTGTTCTTTTGCTTTTGGGTCTGTTGTAGTATCACGTTCTTTTTCAAAAGCATCCATTAAAAACTTTAAACCCCGTTGGTTTTTAAAAAGAAGTTGAAGTTCCGTTCTAAACACTGCGTGGCCCATTTCATGTGTTAACGCCAACATTGCAACTGGTAAACTAACGCCATCTAACCTCTGTTGACCTGCTGTAGTTAAATCTGCGTTTTCTATTCTGTTTTCTTCAGGAGATATTTCTCCAAACCTATCTGCAAAAAGAATGCCTTCTCTAGGTTGATTATAAAGCCCCGATACCCTACCACTAAACCCTCTGATTCTTTGTATATCTATTAGAATGACATCTTCATCTGTATCTGGCAGATACACATACTGCGCAAGTTTTTCGTCCTCTTGCATTTTTCTTGCATAAGTAAACAAAGTTCTATCTCTAAAAGATTCTTGTGTATCTTCAAGAAACGCATAATGCCCTACTTTTGTTGGCGTCATTTTTGATACTCTTTTAGACATCTGAGTCTGTTGAATTAATTCTTCTGGAGTTATCATAGTCAGCTTTCTGTTGTATTTAAAAATGCTTTTTGTAACTTCTAAAAGTTTATAAGCAAAATTGTTTTTAGAATCAGCGCTTTTACTAGGTTTTTTAGTTGGATCTGGGTTGTTGAAATAATCACTTACATTAGGCGAAATTGTTGCGCCTTGTAGCTTTAAAGGTCTTGTTGTGGTTTTTGGTTGGTTTTTTTGCGCAAATGCTTTTAAAGATTCTGCATGGTTTGGTCTTTGGTTAATATAATATAAAATTGTTTTGCCGGCTAATTTACCTTCTGCTATTTGGTCTAAAACCCACTGTCTTCTTTCTTGTTTAAAATCTGTGTGGGCAGTGCCCTCTAGCCATTTTTCATATTGAATTACACTGTCTTCTAGATTTTTAGTTTTTCTTGCATCTCTAGCATTTGGTAAATGGCTAAAAGGGTTGCCGTAGTGTTTTTCGCCTGGTTTTCGTAAAACACTTATTCCCTCATTGTTTGCTTCTGCAGTTTTTACAGCTTGTACTCCATTTAAATATTTTATAGTTACTGCTCTAGTTTTGTCAGCATCTTCAGCTATTCTTTGTTGTAAATTGTTAAACCATGTTTGATTTAATACATCTACTGTATCTTCTTGATCATATTCACGTTCCGCGCCCTCAATTTGCTCTCGTTGTGCAGGCCCTGGGTCGGCGTAAAGGCTTGGATCGCCTATAGCAAACTCGTTTAAAGTTATATAACCCGCTCTGGGTTCATTTAATTCTGGATAATTTTCAACAAGAAAATCTAAAATAGCTTCTTGGTCAGTTCTGTCAAAAACAAGAGGAGAAAATGCAGGTCCCCGATCAACAGTATCAACGCCTGGAATTGATTGTTGTGGGTTAACATTTACTGGGTCAGTGGGAACAACTTCTCCTGGAAACCTTTTGCTTATTTCATCTCTAAATAACCGATCACTTAAACCTTCTGGTGCTCCTACTTTTTCTATTATTTGAGCTATAAACCCCTCTTTTCCAACGGCAGGGCGAGGGGCTCTTATATTCTGCCCACCTGGAAATTCAGCAGAAGGAACCCTTAAACCCTGACGAATTGTGTTTTTATTAAATTTAACTCTACTATTTCCATCATCTATTTCTGTTATATTTTTAACCGTGCCACCGGGCCCATACTCTACGTCTATAGGAGCAATAACAATTTCTTGTGAAGCGGTGTTTAAATATTCGATAATATTTTTTTGACTTCCCTTTACACCATAATGTAAAGGTCGGCCAATTGCTTCTAAATCAGCTATTAAGGTAGGCAAAGCTTGCGCGTATCTAGCTTCTCTTGATATATTTAAATCAATCCCATCTCGGTCAATAATAAAATCAAGTAACTGAATAATACTTACACCATTTGTTCTACCATAAAGTTGATCCGGAGCAGCTGTTTTAGGTCTTAAGTTTTCACTAAACAGATTTGGTTGCGCATATACCCCACCCCTTACTGTAGGTTCTACAGCATCCATTTTTGTTGCAACAAGAGGGACATTAAAACCTGGTAGTTTATCTAGCCCAGTATCAGACGCATATTTTTTTCTTAAATCATCTCGAAGGTGTTGAGGATTAGTAGCATTTTGAATAGCCACATTTAGATCTTGATCAAAACTGCTTGATAAAACTCTTGCGTTGTAAGCTAGCTCACCCGCGTCATTTTCTTGCACTTCTATACCAACATCTAAAGATGGGTCTCTTTTTTTAGCCTTCATTACCTCTGTAATAAGGTTTAATGGCACGTTATCAAAGTTAACGGTGCTTACTTGTGGGCCTATTGCATCTAAAAACTCTTGTTTTTCTTGTTCGGAAGGAGTTTCTTTTTGTTTTAAAGTATCACTTTCATATGCGCTAATAGCCCTTTTGGGGACTGAAAACAACAAAGTCCCCTCTACAAACTTGCCTGTTTGTAAAGTTTCGTCTCCTGCATCTGCAAAAACCCTACCATCATTATCATCATCAGTTGCTTCTTCTGTTGGAGTTGTTACTCCTTCTTGGCTATCTCCCTCTGCAAATATATCTTCGGCAGTAGCAGCATTATTAGCCATAGCATCGGCCAATGCTTCATCTCTATCTTCCCCTAAATCTCTTGTTATTGGGCTAGAGCGTTGGACAAAATCTTGTATTGGGCTAGTAGTTTCTCCTTCGCCTTCTTCTTCTAACCTACGCGCTTCATACTGTGCTTCAAAAGAATCTTCTTGGTCTGCTAGTGGAGTAGCATTACTATCAACTAAATTAACAATATCATCTACAGTGTATGTTTTTTGTCCATCTGGACCCGCGTTATCTTCTCTTAAATAACCTGCGTCTACAGCGGCTTCTATCAGCTGATCAACTCCCATGCCACCAGTTTTTGTATAACTAAAAGTGCCCCTATCTAATCTATCTCTTAGTTCAGCAACCCCTACCGCTTTAGGATCAAGTTTGTTGTTTCTAAGAAAAGTTTTAAATGGTACATTCTTTTTAACAGGTTTAGCTTTAGCTTTTGGTTTTCGTTTAGCTTTTGGTTTTAATGTACGTTGAAACCTTGAGGGCCTAGACCCCTGTAACTCCGCATCTGTTTCTTCACCAAAAAACAGTTCTTCTTGTAAAGGTTGAGTACGTTCAAAAAAGTCTGTTTCTGTTTCTGCTACGATTTCTGCATTAGGATTATTAGCTTGTAGGTTCCTAGAAGCGGCTTCAATAGATGCTTCGTCAGCAGGAACAGCTTCATAATCAATGGTTCTGCCTTTGCTATCAATGGCGCGTATGATAATGTCACCAGATTCAGGAAGTGCACTTAAGTTAAATAAGCCTTGAAATGTTTCAGGGTTAGTAAAATCATTTTCAAAAGCAGTACCTCTTTTTTCTCTACTAACCTCGCTGTTTTGATCAAATACCAACACCCCACCAGCAGCCTCGTTTATAATCAAATTAGCGTCGGGAAATTTTTCTAAAATACTTGCTACATCAGCCCTAGTTTTATTTGGCATCCACACTAATGCTCTTTTAGAAGCCGGATCTAACATTGCTTCTATTTGCCCTTCATAATCATCGTCGGTTAATTCAACTTTGGAAGGATCAATACTACCAGTAAGGTTGTTATTAGTTATTCTAGCCTTGGCTTCATTTTGCAAATCTTGCTGCATTTCGCCGCCAGTAGAAATCATTTTATAAGCTTCTGCTATAACACCAGAAGGTGCTCCCCTTGCGCCACCAGCCATAGCACCCATAAACAAAGCTTCTATACCCCTAATTTTAGCTTCAGCTTTTGTGTATTCTGGGTCTATTGCAAATCTTTGTTGGATAAGTATTTCTTCTTGTGCACGTTCAGTTAAACCCTCTGCTACTGCACTACCTGCAAAACCGACAGCGCCGGCTTTACCTAAATCTAATAAAAACTCACCTGCAGTAGAATCACCCGCAGCCTTTCTTAAAACTCTAAGATCTTTTTTAGAAAGTTCTCCTGGTTTATCTAAAATTTGTCTGACCGTGCTATTTTTCACTAAATCGCCTGTAGCTTTTTTAAACAAAGGCGCAAAGAAAGCCGCTTCTCCAACGACGTCTAAAACGGCTTGGGGAAAACCTAAAGCAACAGCCATTTTGGCTTCTTTTGCAGTTAGTTTATATCCAGCGTCGTCATACTCTTTAAATGATTGAGAAGCACCTACTATCTCGCCTTGTGTAAGTGCGCCTGTTACTGCACCTATAGTGGGAAGGCGCAGGCTTTCTGCTCTTGCTCTAGCATATTTATTACCCGCAACATCAAACATACCCCCTTTTCCTACTGGAGCTGACTTAGCATATTTTAAGCCATCAAACGTTGTATCTAAAATTTCTTGTTCTGCTTTAGTCAAACCTGGACCTCGGCCCAAATTACCCATAACTTTTTTTCTTTGTATGTCTAAAAGCATTTGTTTGGCGTATGTTTTACCGCCCTGGCTTATAATTTGTTTACCTAAAAACCCAGCTAAAAGACCAGTCCCCGCCGAAGCAAAAGAAAACATTGCCTGCGGAGTAGTCATTGTTATAGCTTTGGTACTTTGATCTAAAAAACCAGAAAAAGTAGGTTCATCTAAAAATTCTTCAAACTGTCCAAACGGCTCTAAAATAGTAGAAAAACTCTGTTCAAGTTCTCTTGAACGTTCCATTTTAGCTTCGGCAGCATCGGTATTGCCCCTCAAATAATCAACGATAGCACCAGCGGTGATTATGTCAGATTCAACTTGTTGTGCCCCAGCGCGTAAACCCGCAGATACTTGTCCACTAAAGCTAGTTGGGCCTACTACTGGGCCTTTTTGGTCAGGTTGTCCTACACGAGTTGGGCCTTTAACAGATGATAAAGATTCAACGTCTTGTTTTTGTACTGCAAAAAATTCAGCTAAAGGGTTAGAATTGTCAGCCATTATTCAGGCTCTTTATTTTCACCAGCCATCGCATTAAGTAGCTCTAGCCCAGCAGGACCAAGCTCTTGACCAGCCTGGTAAACTGAGATTTTTGCCCCAGTTATAGCCCCGTTTTGATCTAAAAATTCAAAATAAGGCCTACTATCCCCTCTATCAACTAAACGAATATTAGCTTTAATTGAAAACTTAGCTGCATCTGGCCCACTAGCTTGACCAAAAGATGCAATTTTTCTCCAAAAAGAAACTTTTCCGTTTGCTTGTGCCCATTCTTTTATCCATTGGCTAGCTTTAACTTCATAAGCTAACTTTCCAGCTGCATCATTATTTGCAATTGCTTGGGCCCCAAAGCTGGTTAAGTCTGTTAAATCAGTATTTAATGCTCCGTCATTATCAAATACTTTAAATTTGTTTATTTCATTCCTAAAGTAATCAGTGCCTTCTCGTTTTGCATTCATTCTGCCAGTTTCGGCAGTCATTCTGTTAGTTTGAGCTTGGAAATCTAAAACACCAAACTGTGCCATGCTTATAATTGCATCCATATTTCCAGACATTAATTCTGGGTCTGCAGAAATCATAGCCATAACAATACCCTCATTGACTTGTTTCTGAAGTCCTACAAGCCTAATGTTATTTTGTGCTTTTTGTAAGTAACTAACTATTTTCTTTTGTAGTTCGTTAGAAGGAGGTTTTCCTCCAGTTATAGTGTTTATTGCAGCTAAAATAGTTTGTTCATCACCACTAAATATAGCTGTTTTAAAAGCGTCTCTTTGTTTAGAAGTTAAGGAAAACCCTTCTTTTTTAAGGTCTTTATTTGTAGAGGTAGTCACTTCAGTAGGAAGTTTAGTTCCTAATTCAGCTGTTATACCATCTCTTTCGTTGGTTTTAGCTTCAATTTGAGCTTCTATGCTTGCCCTATTTCTATCAGAAACATTTCCTTTTAACTGGTTTTGAAGACTTGTAATTTCTTCAGTCAACTTGGTTTCTTTTGTGTTTTGTACTTTTACTAAAGCCTCGTAAGAATTTTGTGCACTTTGTTTTATGTTATTAAGGGTGTCCTGTTGAGATGTTAAAAGCCTGTTTAATCTTCCTTGTTCATTGGCACTTAACTCACCCTTGTTTTGCAATTCTTGTATTGCATTTTGATTAGCTATATACACTGATTTGTATTTTCTTGATTTAGATAGACCCCCAACTGCGGTACCGCCGCTTGGCCATTCAGCTATTTCTTCTTTTGAATATGCGACGGTTGGATCAAGGCTATTTAGAACATTTATTCTAGATTGATTAATAGCCAGTTCAGTTTGGCCTTCTTCTTTTGTTCCTGTTGGTGATGATGTATCAAGACCATCATCAGTAGGTGTTGGTCCAGTGCCAGCATCAACTTCTTCAAAAAAAGCTGCGATTCCTCCTTCTTCAGAAAATAGAGCATTGTCTAATGTTTTAGAAAAAGTAGGTATGTCTTTTATGTATTCGCCTGCTACGTTACCGCCGATTGCTCCTGTTATAGCGCCTTTAACTGATTTGTATCCATCATTTAAAAGACTGATAGGAACGAGCTCTACCATATCTTCTTTTACAGCTTCCTCGCCGCCTGCTGCATTAACATCAACTGCGTCCTTTCTACTTTTCGTTATAGGAGCATTATCATAAGATTCGCCAGTATTGGTATTAGTAACTTTAACAGGTAGCTTTAAAAAACCCTCGCCGTCTATCTTAGTAAAAGTAGAGTTTTTAAAATCAAACTCTTTCATAACGCCTTCTCCTCCGCCCAAAAGCGCTTGTGCTGCTAATGTTTCGTTATAGGCTATTTCGGATCCCTTTTCAAACCCATACAAAGTTATAAAATCAGAAAACTCTGGGTTTCTTATGTCTTTTATAGTATCAAGCTCTTTTATTCTTTCTGGAGACGCATTTTGTCGTTCAGCTATAGCATCGTCACCAAATTGAGCTTCTACGGCTTGAAATTTTTTATTGGATTCTTCCTTTTTTGCAAGAAGACTAGACCTAGCCATTTCTTCATTGTATTTTCTTTCTGCTAAACTAGGGGCTTTTCTAGGTGCTTGACCAAATATATTATCTAAAATTCCCATTGTTTAACCTCCACCTCCGCCACCAGTTATAACTTTACCAACAGTACCGGCAATATTACCTAAAAATCCGTAGTAACTACGTTTAGCCCCAGCCCTTGCTTTAGTGTATTGATTCTCTCTAGCCACTCCAATATCTCTAAAAGATTGTAATTGTGCTAAAGCAGATTTAACTCCGCCCTGTAAAAATTCAGTAATTGCAAGAGTATTTGCTAAATTTATTTCATCGTCAGATCTTCTAGCTAAATTCATAGCCCCCGAAACTGTAGAAGCTTCAGCCAAAGATCCTATTTTAGTTAATTCTTTTTGTTCAGCGCCGGTAAGTTGAACTCCGTAACGGCTTCTGTTACGTGCTGCTTCTGCTTGTGCCCTTTCGTTTGCGGCTATAGCTTTATTTTGTTGTTTTTCAACAGTATCAATATCTGTCATAAGCGCTTGCTCGGCTTGCCCTAATCTTTGAACATTATCTTTAAGAACAATTCCATTTTCTGTTTTATATGACTTTTTGATGTCTTCAAGTTCTTCGTTTTTATATTGTAAATTACTTAAGTTAGCCATTATTACGATCCGGGAGTACGAGTTTTACCGTCAACTTCTGAAATTTCAAGCGTTTGACTTGGGTCTAGTCTTGAAAGAGTAGATAAAGGGTTAACAGCACTATAAATAGGGTCTCCTGTATTAAAGCCAAATGTCTTCTTTTGTTCTTTTTGGTAGTAGGGTTGATTACTAGAAACTCGTTGCTCAAACTGTTCTGATGTTAATGGATTACCATCTTTGTCATAATATGTACTTTTGTTGGTATCTACATCAACCCCTGCTTTTTTTGCCTGGCCCGCAACTAAACCACTAATAAAGGACCTTCCAACACCAGATCTAGCTTCTGCTATGCTATCTTTTGCAACAGCACTGGTTAAACTTTTACTGGCTTCTTGTTGAGCAGTTTTAACTTGACCACCACTTTGTATTAAATCTGATTCATATTGGCTTTTTACAAAAGCTAAATTTCTTTGGGCTTTGTCTCTTTCCTCTAGGTTATTTCCCGCGGCTTGAATTTGAGTTTGAATAGTAGCTAAATTTGCGGCTTGATCTAAACTTTTAGCAGCATCATACCCCGCAACTTTATTTGCAACTCTTGCATCTAAGTTCATTGCGCCGGCCGCTTGGCCTTCTCTATCAATTTGAGCTTTTTCACCCAATCGCTGTTGTGATTGGTTAAACTTCTGCTCAAACATAGCATAAGACTTTTCGGTTGTTTCTTTAGCCATGCGCTCTGCAGGCGTCATAGTTGTAAAGTTTTTCTTTTTTACTTTTCTGCTTCCCATAACTCTATAATTCTTTTCTAAATGTGTAACTAATTAAATCAAAGCCCATTGTAGGGGCTTCTTTTTTCCAACCTTCTCGGCTACTTTCAAATTCAATAGCAACAGCGTTATATTCGCTTGCTAGTTTCTCTAAAAAAGTAAAACCAACATTTCTATAATTATACTCCGGTTTTTGGTAAGTTGCCCATATGTGTAGGGTGACCTCACCACTTTTGTTTTTAAGGAACTGCACAATTAAAAAGCCTACGTACACATCCTCTTTGTAGAACATATACAAAACAGCTTCGCCTTCTCGCAAGGCTACATAAACATCAGAAGTGATCCAGTCAGCTCGCGCTTTTTTTATGACCTTCTTTAGGTGAGGTTCAATTTTCTCGAAAGAATACTTTACTTCACTCTGAGGAATTTCTTCAATTGAGATCCCATCAATAATCGATCTCTGAACCATATCTCTTGTACCTTTTACGAGGGGCTAGTCCTGCGCCTCTATATCTAACTGTTCTTTTAACGCCTAAATCTCCGCCTCTAGCTTTAAGTTCTGCTTGTACAATTTCTTGATTAAACAAACCTAAATAGTCTCTTGAAGCATTTATATCAGTCCAGTCTTTAGAAGGTATTCTTAATAGTCTATATAAAGTGCCGTAAACAATACCATCTCTGTAACTGTTTGAAAAAGAAGTGTCAATATTACTTGTGGTTCTACTAGGCTTTAAAGCAACTGATACTTGAATCCCATTAGTGACTGCACTACCAGGAACTGGTATTAGCCAAAACGTACTTGGGTTTTTTTGCAAATAAACTTGTGGTACTGAGGTTTTATTTCTCCAATCAGAATAATTTAACTCTAAGCTTCTAGGACTGATAGGATCTAAATCGTGCCCATCATAAGTCATCCATAAAATTGCATGCACATCTGTGCCCGAAGGTTGATCGAACTCATATTCATACACCCCACTAATACTTGTAATTGGGTCTAAGTCATATACATAAGCTTTAGATCTTTCTGCAAATTCAATACAAGCCGACCTTAAAGTTGATTCAACTAAAGCATCTGGACAATTAGGTACGTACGGAAGTACATCTTTTACTAAAGAATCAAATGAAGCCATTATCTAACCCCCTGTGTTACAGGTTGTGGAGCATTAGTTTTATCAGTGTTTGGATCAAGTAAATTTTTAGCTTGTCCTCCACCACTTAAACTAGAAACAAATAATTGATAGTGTGTATTGGCTCTTTGTTGACTGCCTGCAAATTCTGCATCTTTCATATAACACCTATATAAAACATAATCTACAATAGCATTACCATAAATATCATCGATATAGATAGTGCTACTTGTAGCGCTTAAATCTGTAGGGTTTCTAGCTGTTACCAATTCTACATAAGCATTTAATCCAGACTTTACACCCGGATATACATAAAATTTTCTAGGGTCATCTGGATCATAAACATAGTGTTTAATAACAGAACCGTGAGCTGCATCCCCCGTAACAGTAGGGTCATGCCAGTTTGGTTCTATAGAATTTAAAACTTCACCATCAACAAGCCTAATACTTCTTTTGCCTGTTGCACTACCACCAGCAGCACTCATGTTGCGTACTACTTTTATTAAAGACAAAGCCACATCTGGTATAGATTGCTCTGTACCAGTAGCTAATTGTACATTTGAATGATCAGCTGCAGCTTCTGGTCTAAAGTTTACTACTTCTCTTTGTGCATCATTTATAGAACGAAGCAATTCAGCTTCAGTCCATCGAACGCCAGTTGTATCCTGCAGGGTGTCCTGGATTCTGGATATTAAATTAGCGCCCGTTAATGTACCCATTATTTTTTAGCAGTTTTCTTTACCGTTTTTTTAGCAGCCGGCTTTTTCTTAGCGGGTGCTTTACCATCTACATAGGCTTCGTTTATATCAGGTGTAGAGGGATCGTCAGGAATATAATGTCCTTTTTCATCTCTAGCTCTAATAGGTTCGCTTGGCTTTTTATCTTTAATTGAATGGGGTTTGTGTTCTGTACACCCCTCTTGCAAGCACAATAGGCCTATGTCATGTCCAACTTCTTTTGGTACGCCAGCTTCCAGTCTGATTGATGCGCCCCAGGTGGTTGAGATATACCTGTCAATATCTGATACTACTATCATCTTTTACTCCTAAAAAAGGGGTGGCTCAAAATGAACCACCCACAAAAACATACTTAGTATGCAACGTCCAATCTAATGACACCAAAGTCTTCAACGCCACCATTGTAGTCGCTGTTAAACTTAGGCTTCTTAAGACCGAAGATTTTACCAATGGAGATACCATTTTGGTTACCATAGTCGAAAGTATCTTCAACTATTTGTGGTAGACCAATATCTGCCATAGCAAGAGCTTGAGCTCCACAGAATAAACAAGCAGAACCGTTGACATCAGCGTCAGCGCCCCATTTGTATCCAGCAGAACCGGCATTTGAAGATGTTCCAGTAGTTGCATTAGCAGTGTTAAACACATGTCTAAACTCATGGACCATAATACCGTCAACCATTAGACTTGAAGAACCAGCGAACAAGCTGTTGCTTGGTCCTCTGACTCCAGCATTTCTGACGTTAGCCAAGAAATCTGAATCAAGTTTAAGGTCAGCCATTACTTGAGGTGATACAAATAAATGATACATCTCATCTCCACCTGCGCCTCTTACTCCACGGATGTAGTTGTCTTTAGCATAAGCTTTAAGAGCAACTAAACACTCGTAAGTAATGGTGTCAGCAGCTGCAACTGCAGTTACGTCACCAGCAACAAGTTTACTAGTAGCATCCCATCTTCTATGTCTGTTAGAAGTTGGAGCTGTTACATCTGAACCAAAAGTCATGTCGCCAAGATTTTGTCCTGAAGTCAGAACAGGTCTCAAAGCACCACTGTTTTTGATTGTGTAAGAAATACCAGAAAGCGTTAAGAACGCTAATTGGTCAATACGATCTGCCATTGCATAAGCAAGTGCATCACGTGAGTTCTCACGGAAATTAACAACTGATTTTTGATCAGCTAATCTACCAGAAAGTCTATTAGCAAATCTCAATTGATCGAGTTGTACAACAATGTCGTAGGCTCTTAAGGTCTCTTCATTACCTTCTAAGGTGTTGTCTCCAACGATACCGTCACCAGTCATGTCAGCTAAAAGTGTTAATACAGCTCTAGCTCCTTTTTCTGATTGAGTAAGTTCAGATATTCTCTGAACCATAGCATTAGATCCGCTACCTGCGAATTGGTTAATGAAGGACATATTCCTAGCGACACGCCAAAAATCACGTGACCAGATAGTTAATTGTTCGCTGGTCAACGCGCTAAAGTTTGTGTTAGCCATTGGGCTATCCTCCAAAAAAAATAATACCTAGCCAACTTATTGGAGCGGCTATTTACCCGTATACCCTTTTTCGTTGGGGAGACGCTTTCATAGTTTTACGAACATGACCTCGATCAGTTTTACGCCGTGACAGGCGAAAACGTTTTTTAGTGGAACGACCCACACTAATTATCGTATTAGTACCGAATTCTTATATCTTATACCAAGCCTTAACCAAAGTCACCACGCATTCTGCGCAATGTTTCGGCTGGAAGAGCATCAAACTCTTCACTTGATAACAGCGATAAATCTATTTTCTTTTCTGTTTTGCTCTCACCTTTCATTGCAGGTGGTTGAGCATCAGCAGCTTTTAATTTTTTAGTTACATTAGCCACTTGTTGTTTTTCTTGGGCCGTTGTATCTACTTTTTTAGTTGGGTTTTCAACTGCCGGATTTAGTAATTCTGGTTTTTGAGCTGCAATTGTGTATTGAGTAGCTTTTCCTAATGCATCTGCAGGTGAATAACCTTGAGACATAAAAGCATCTCGCAATTCAACTACCTCTGCTTGCAAATTAGCATCAAAAGAAGGGTCATTTTCACTTAACATAGGGTAAGTAGCCTCAATTTCAGCTGCTTTTGCTTGTAATTCAGTCATTTCTTGACTTTGTTGCACTGTTTGACCCATTTTTGCTTGTACTTCAAACATAAATTGGTCTTTTTCAGCTTGTCTTATCTGATTTCTTAACTCTACGGCCTTTTCAGTCTCTCCATTAAGCACTAAATCCTGATATTCAACTTCTTTTGCATCAAAATCATACTCTGGAGCGTTTTCTGCGGCAGCTTTTTCAGCTGCAGTAGCTTCTTCTAGCTTTTTTTGCATAGCTTTGTTTTTTGCTAACACTTCATCAAGCCTAGACTTAGGCACCATAGGCGCTTTTACTTTTTCTTGCTCGTCAAGGCTTTGCTCGCTTCCTTCAACTGCTGGAATATCTGGTTGTGGAGTTGACTCGCTGTCTTCAACCACTCCTTCTTCGCTAATATCTTCTGGTTCAACTGCTTCTTCTTCTTTAGCTTCTGGTTCTGGTTCTTCCGCAACAGCCTCTTCTTCTGGAGCGGCGTCAACTTCCTGTTCGACTTCTTCATTTTCTGCTTCCTCCTCTGGAGCATCTTCTTCAAAATTCAAATCTACTTCAAATGGTTTTGCGTCTTCTTCCGAAACTGCATCTGCCCCCGGCATTACATCCATAACTAGATCGTCTTTTGCTTCCGTATTATCTTGTTTTTTACTTTTAGCCATTTTATTTACCTCCTGTAGGTTTCATGGCGGCGGTTGCAATTTTTGCAGCCGCTGCTGTTTGTGTTTGCTCGCTTCTTATCTGATTAGTCATCCCTGACAACCTTTCACGTAAGTCGAGTTCTTCCTTCTTCATTTGAAGTTTGCTTTGTAAATCCGCAACTCTAATTTGTGGATCACTTGAAGTGGATTGAGTTTTAGCCATATTTAGCTGTGCCTCAGAATTTAATCTTTGTACTTCTGCTTCTAACTTAGCAATTTCAAGTTGTGTTGCTCTAATTGCAGCTTCTTGCTGGAATTGTTGTATCTGCATTTCAGCTTCAGTTGGAGGGTTCATACCCTCTGCTATTCTAATTCTTTCTGCAATTTCACCTTTACGTGCTAAGTGTGAGTATTCAACAATTAAGTCATTTGGAATTGGCACTCCAACTTTTCTAAGTTCTATAGACTCAGCAAATTGTGTTTCTTCAAAAGTATCTCTTGAAGGAGCATCTCCTATAACTACATCATATTCACCTAGAGTCAAATTATTAATAATCTGACCTTCTGGTGTTACTTGATTTACAACCATAGGTTGTTTTGGTTTCATTGGATTATTTTCATCAGTAATTTGTATAACCCTTTCTTCTGTGTAATAAGATTGTACTAAGTTTAAAATTCTTTCTGCTAAATACTGACGAGTCTTTCGTAAGTTATCTAATGGCACCTGTATCATTAACGCGCCACGAGTTTGTTTTTGTTGAATAGCAATTCCAGATACTTCCGCCCCATCTGTACCTAACATTGCATCACTTATGCCGCTTATTTGTTTTATGTTAGCGGAAGCTTTTTGTGCAATTCTATCTAGACCGGTGGGAATCTGGTTTGGCGGTATTTTACCAGGGGGAGTACTACCGCGATTAAACTCGAGTACTAAACCAGTTTCCGCACCGTGTTCTTCTAAATCATCTGCATTCATTCCAGTTAAAGAACCTGACTCTACAATCCAACCACTATTAGCAGTTGTATTAACTATATGTAGTTCTTGAGATGAAATTTTGTTTAGTTGTTCTTGGGGTGAAATTAAATTTCTAACCATTCCAAAAGGTTTACCCCTTCTAAAATACGGAAAGTAAGGTACTAAAGTAAAATGGTCATAGGGAGACCAATCATCGTGCAATACAACAGTGTCAGCAGTTACTGTCCAACGGACTTTTTTAACCATTTTTTCTGTTATATATAAACCGTAGTCATCTGCAAATTTTTTCTTTTTGCGTTCCCCCCAATTATAAGGTACGGGCCTTTTATCGCCTGTTACTGGGTCAACATAAAACATACATTTCTTTAATTTATAATGTTGTCTTTCTATAACTCTAATTGACCGTAAAGCTCTAGCTTCGTCTGGATTATTTGGATAATGATTTGTAGAGCCTTCATAGTCCCCTTTTGTATCCCCGTAAGTTTCATCTTCAAACTCCATAGAATCTGCACCAAGTGTAGAACCTACTTCAGCAATCATACGCAACTTATCTGCTTTGTCTTGCCCATAAGTCTCTTCTATTTCTTCTAGGCTCATCCACTTGCTTTCAAAAATTTCATTCCAAGTTTTTGGATCATATTCTTTAGCATCTGGGTCAATTAAAATATCTAGGGGATCTTTTTGTGTAATTCTAACTTCACCTTTTACATGATCAGAAAAATCTATACGGACATCAAACCAACCCCGGTCTTGAATTAAGCCGTCAGCAAAAACCTGGCCCTCTACCCATTCTAATTTATTATTATCAGAAATTTGCATGTACAGTTTTGTTAAGGTATCGGAAATTTCCTGGACACCAGAACCACGAGGTTTAAATTGTACATCTGCTCTTCGCGTACTTTGTTCGCCAAGAACTGTGTTAACTGTAGGTAAAATTGTGTTGATTGTTAATGCTGGTCGACCCTGATCGTCAAGCGCTGCTATGTCAGCTTCGTCCCATTGTTCCCCTCTATAAAAGGCATCGCATTTTTTTGCTGTATCAATATATTCTTCATGGCCGCTGTCGCGTGCTCGTGTGTAACACTCCCATTGACGTTTTGCAAGGGTTAAGGATTCAGCTTCACTTAGCTTCTTTTTTTTATTTTTGTACTCTGCCATTAAGCGCTCATTGATGATTTACGTTTTCCATCTTTTACTAAATGTTTTAATCCATCTCTCCACGACGGAACATGCTCAGGTCTTTCAAAAAATGTAGCAAATTCTGTCATCATTAAACCGATCCACGCCAAGGCATCCACCTGGTCGTCATGTGTACCATTTGGAAAACGTAATAGCTCTGCAACCATTGGTCCAGTCCAAACAGCATCTTGTGGAAAGTATACCATACCTTGTTGCATTCTACCCTGGATTGCTCGTGCACGTAACTCCTTATCTCGCCTACCAACTTTTAAGTCTTTAAAGTAAGCTTCAGATAGGCCCCGCTCTCTTGTTCTTTTTTCTAGAAACGGCCCCAGGGCCATCTCAATATGACCTCTTTCTATTCCCACTATACCCGGACGCCATAGTTCGTACAAGTCTAAAATTTGTTCTACTAATTCAAAGCCATCGTACTTACCGCGAACGACGTCAACAACAAATAAATTATCGTATTCATCGACACCGACAACAATACCAACTGAGTAATCGTTCCGGTCACGCTGTCCGATCGCAAGATCCCACGCGCAGTAGTAACGAAGTTTTGAAGTATCGATTTCATCGAAGTCATAATATGCGATCATGTCGCGGTTAAAGTAATCGCCTTCGTCAGATACTGGATTCTGTTGGTATAGAGCAGACCAATCGCGCGGGCCGATGGCTTTCCTTATCTGCTCGAGAGCGTCCACATTATATCTCTCTGGGTGTAAACTTTCACCTGTTTTCCTAAAATTTTCGTCTTCTTCTGCAATGGCTGGGTAGCGAATGACTTCCCATTCATCTGCGCCTTCTTCTGCTTGGGTCAACAAGCGACCGGCCAGGTCGTCGTCGTGCCAACGCGTAAGAATTACAAGTATGCCTCCACCTGGGGATAACCTTGTATAAGCTGTGGATGTATACCAATCCCAGGTCGCATCTCTGTTATTATCAGATTCTGCATCTTCTCTGTTTTTTACTGGATCATCTATCACCATTACGTGCGCACCTTTACCAGTAATACCACCACCAACACCCGCTGCTACATAACCGCCGCCTTGAGTCGTTTGCCATGATTCTACTGACTGAGAATCTTTATCTAGTCTAGATTTTTCAAACACATTTTTGTATACTGGTTCTCTAAGCAGTTGACGTACTTTTCGTGAAAAGTTCATAGCCAAAGAGCCTGAATAAGAACAACTTATAAACTCATGCTCGGGATGCCGGCCCAAGTGCCAGGCAGGGAAAGCAATACTAGCTAACGTAGATTTACCATGTCGAGGTGGCATAAAGAGCATCAGTCTTGGTGATTCTTTATTCGCAACCTGTTCGCTAAATTTCTCTAGTCGTTGACAAATATCTTTGTGTACCCAACCTGCTTGATAGTCTGTATTAAATCGTTCAACAAATGGGAGTAATCTTTTACGTGCTAAGACTCTTTTCGCTAATTCTTGTTCTGCTTTTGCTTGAGCAGAAAGTTCTGCTTTTTTTGACTTCTGATCAGTCAGTTTTTGGGGCTCGGGTATTGCTTCAACTTCGTCAGCTCGACAGTATACGCAAATTTCGTCAATAAGAACTAAGTTCTCCGGATAGAGCCCGCGACATCTTTTACATTCAGTCTTCGTTACTTCCATCTGGCTCCAAGTAGTTCGTATCGTTACCGGCAAGTTTCAAAAGTTGCGCATCAGTTAATTTTTCTAACTGTTCTACTTTCTCTACATTTATATTAATCATGGTTGCTTGTTCAGGAATGTGTAGACCGTGGAGCTTGCACAACGAATCAACAACGTTCTTTTCTTCCGTCGAGTTGGCTGCTTTTGAATGAGCTTCTAAGTACATGCCAGTTGCTGTGTTCTTATCGAACTTTACCTCTTCGCGCATTTCATTACGTAGATAGGTTAGAGCTTTTTGCATTTTAGGAGTTTTGAATATTTGGTAAACACGGTCCATGTCCTTGTACCCCGCAGCACGTCCGGCGGCTGCTTTGCTCATTCCCCTTAGATGAAACAAAACCAGCCGCTCTTCCTGAACCGAAAGCTCGTTAAGTTGTAAACCGGCATAAGGCAGGTGAGATTGTAACTCAGTTCTATCTTGTTCGGTCATATCTGTGGGTCTATCTTCGTCTAGTAATCGCATGCTGAAAGATTATATTAAAAATTTTCCTTGTGTGTAACTATATTTTTACACCACCAATATAATTCATCTTCTGTCATTGTATGCTTAATTAAGTTAACACGCCAACAAACGAGTTGAATGTTAGTTATCATGTATTCGATGTTGGGGTCAATTCTGTCAATTGAAACATTAGTATTGCGTTTTTCTCCACCCTTGTGCCACGTCATGATGATCCCGGACAACGCACAACGTCCGTCTTGTTTGTCCCATAAATCATTAAGTTGTTCTGGAGTTATTTCAAATAACATGCCCTCTTCCTTTTCTCTTGAGTACTTAAGTTGGTTCCATAAATTTTTTAAATATTTATATGGGCTTGAACTTTTGGCAATATTAGTAAGTGACAAAGCACAAGCTCTACACACCCTTCGATGATTCTCAAAGTCTTTTTTAGGTAGACTTTTTTCACACCTATCACATATTTTATCTGCCATAATTTTTCTGTGAAAATTTTTTAGTAAAAAAACTATACCATATCACGTTCTCCTCTTCTCCTCGTTGTGCATTCAAAGAGGTTATCCCCCGATCCCGATTTCTACATCCAGCGTTTAACTTTTAGAGCTTTGGAACCTTGTCCCAGAAAATTCAGCTCCTCGAGGCTCGGACCTGATCTCTATCTCTTTATGATTTATATAGATTAGAAACTTAATTCTTCTCTATCTTTAGCTCATCGAGCGGGAGACATTATGTCTGAATCAAAACAAGGTCGACGCCCTGACCTAAAACTGGGCCTTAAGCAACATACTCTTAACGGCTGGCAACCAGCTCCTGAGTATCTTAGCGTTAGCATCTACTTCAACGATGATGACCCAGCGTTCTTCGCTAAACTATCATCATTGGTAGAGACTGGCGGTATATCGCTAAGCGGGGACATCCATCCTCAAGTGAAACTCGTTGAATATTCTCAAGAGTATACAAACTGCTTTAACGGCAAAACTCAAAAGAATGACGCAACGCGTAGAGCCTTTGCACCCAACGAATTAGTTGGCTATGTCAAAGTTCCTGAGAAAAAGGAATCTTCAGCACCTGCTGACGAGCAGAAAGAGTTGAGCTTCAAATGAGCCAGCTAGATAAACCTACATTCCTCAGAATCGTTCGCGATCTGGGGAGTTTAACTGCTAAAACAGCTAGCCTTACTATCATCGGTACTGGCAAACTGCTTGGCGGTGCTCATACAGCTGTTGATAAATTAACTGCTTTAACCAAAGAAGGTTATAGATCACAGCGTTCGTTACCTGCAGAGTCTAGATCGCAAGATATTGACAATGCTTGAATATAAACCTTGGGGGGCTTCGGTCCCCCACGCTATTGGGGATACTACTATCACCTATATGTATGATGTATATTCATATAGCTACTACTGCGGAAGACAGCGAGTTGTCGCTAGCTACCGAACCTTAGAACTAGCCTTAGATAAAATCAATAGGCTTAAGCAACAGGGGAGACATCCCCATTACAAACGGAGAATATTATGCTCTACACCTTAGCATGTATCGCCTTATCCATGATGATCATTTCATGGACAGTTTCAGTTATCGCCCTGATAGCTGGCGTCTATTTTTTCACCAAAGCTTAATCAAGCATTCACATCGTATGGGGGGAATCCCCCCATACCCCCCTTAAAGCAAATGTCGACGCAAGGCGTCGGCTTTTTTTATTGAATGCTTCGTTCAACGTGTGCCCTACTACTATCATCACGTAGTGATGTGGACGGTGCTTGCACCACGGTGAGAAAATGTTCCACATGTTCCACGCAAAAATCACCTTGTGGAACAAGTATGTGGAACACAACTTTAGTTGCAACCACGGGTGTTCAACGTGTGCTAGCACCGAAATGTTCCAATGTTCCATCAAAAACAGAACTTGCGTAAGACTGACCGTCGACCGTTGTTATTTGTTCTTTAATTTTGTTAACCAAAAAGTACTGGAACACATGGAACATTTCCCATTTATCCAGTAACCAAGCACCTTTCGCGTGTTCCACGAGGCCCATTTTACGTGGAACATTGTGGAACACGTGGAACATTTGTTTCAAAACAGAAACCACTGGGCTTCGGTCTGGCTTCTTGGTTCTTTTAGCTCTGTTAAATAACCAGCTTTCTCTTAAACCCAAGCTTGGGTGGTTTCTGATCTCTATCTCTTTATGATCTTAATTTTTTATCCAGGAGAATATATGACTAATTATTACAACAAACTTAGCTTACACGACAAAATGGCTGTTTTTCGTAGTCCAATGGAACAAAGCGAACACTGTCCAATATGCGACAAACATGTTCCTGATGTTCGATACAAAGGCACAGTGCATGAGTTAAAGCAAGTAAATGACGATGCATGGATTTTGGCTGATGGCTCAATCGCATGTGAAGATGGCCACGGCGGATTGATGGTCGAGTTATGCGTAGACTGTATTCAAGCCGGCAAACAACTTATCGAAAGATCAATAACCAAGATTTAGGAGTTTGTCATGAATAAACAAACAGTTGCAAAAGATATTGTTTTTGATGTACGAACAAAAGCTTATGAGTTGTTACAAAAACAAGAGAATCTTTTATGGGATTCTATGTATCTTAGCTCAAATGAAATAAAACAAGCTAAAGCATTAGTGCATAAATTAAGAACAGCACTTCAAGCTTATGACCATAAAACTCTAAAAGCTCTAACTAACTATTGGGCTTTTTAACTCTTTTGATTTAAGGCTTTATTAAGTATTTGTTACTACCTAGTTTCAAATTAGCTTTAAATCATTTAACCGCATAAGCTCCACTACTTGGGGCTTGTGCATTTTACTAACCATTCTAATAAATATAGGAGTTTATATGAATGAAATAACCATTGATGAATCTATTCGTCAACAAGCTAATAACTACAGCTTTATACCTGAGACTATCTCAAGTTTAAAACTACTAGTTATTAATCGTAATCCTACTAGTAAATCAAACCTAGTAGATAATATTAATTACTCTCACGCCACAGGAGGTAAACATGAGTAAAAGAACTAATCAAACTTTCGTCGATCCAGACGATATCGGTGAGGCTTCACCAATGGAGTACAAAACGGAGTCTACTTTAGACGACGCTTCTCCTGATACCAATGGTGATCCAGTAGGTTCTGAAGAAAGAGCCAAACAGGATCCAGTTAAAATGCCTTTATGGTATTTTGACAAGTATGATCTTGATGGCAATGGTAAGCCTATCCCAAGCGTTGCACATGTAAATGCTATTATGGATATGCTTCCTCAAAAGATTGATACCGAACCATTCTTTGGTAATGATAAAACAGCAAGTGCAAAGCTTGCTAAGCAATATGACGCTGATGTCAAAGCATTAGTTGATGCGTATCGACCATTGCTTGCGTATGAGGCTGGTGACACTGGCTTCAACTTCATGATGTTTGCAAATGCTACTTGGGGTAAGTATCTTACTGCTCTTGTAGAATTTGGTAACGATGTATCTAGATTCAGTGATCAGGAAATGCCTGACTGGTTAGTTACGCGTGAAGACAATGCATTTGGCATGGGTCGTAAAGCTAGGCTAGTCAGAGATGTCCTTGCGATTCTTTCTGATGAATTCAAGCTTAAAAATGCTGTCATTACACCAGCCAATGTTAGATCTGCAGTGCAACGCCATTTGCAAGGTTTAGCTACTTGGACTTTCAACAAGCATGCTGATTCTAGCGCTAGAGTATCTGGCAAGCTAAATGAGGCTAATGCAGAGTATGTCCAAGGTACATTGGCTTCTATGTAATAATATAGTGGTGGTTGAACGAATCAGAAAGTTCTGCACCACTATTAATGGGATATAAAGGGCTAGGCCAGAACCGATGACCCCTTTATGTCGCCCGTTGTCCGTGAACCGTTAACCACGTGAAGGTTGCTGACCTAACAGCCATGTAGGGATGAAAAGCCCTACACTTTCTACCCTAGTTAACAACGCTCCCCTGTGCTAGGCAAGAAATAAAAATAACAGGGGAGCATTTAATTTCTATAGGAGGAAATTATGGACATTACGTCAAGATACTACTCAGTCAAAGACAGAGTCAGGAGCGCATTTATATCTAAAACTAATGCTTTATCTAAAAAAATAGAGTATGTAAACGAACGCTTTAGCGTGGTTTTACGCAGTAATAGAAGACTAAAAGAAGATTTAGATTACGAAGTTAATCGAGTTGATATTTTAGTTCATGAGTTGTCTCATTTAAAAGATAACTTTCAGCGTCTAATTGGTGAAAACAATTTGCGTCAAACCAATCAAATTAATGAGGCTGAAATACCCCGCTCTAATTTGCACGACGCTCATGCAATTATTAAGCGTCTAAAAGGAGATATTGATACTGAGTTTTATAACTATTACGACAGCATGACTACTCCAGAAGAGCGTAGGTTGTATCATGCTATGCTTTCAGGTGTTAAATCTGCTTGTAATAATCTAGACACTGAAATCAGTGAAATAAAAAGTGGCAGACAAGATCAACTTGATGACGCTTGGTATGAATCAAGAGACGCTTAATTTCTTCTCCCTGGAGAAAACGGTTGGTAGTTATCCGCAAAACTACCATATTTTTTTGCAAATAAATAGGAGTTGTGCATGAATGAAGTTAAATATTGTTTTGTTATTGATCCCCAAAAAGAGGAAATCAGAGTTGTAGATCTGCCTGGCGACAAGCTAGAGCTAGCTACTATTTATGATTTATTGGAGTGTGCTACTTTTGATGTGCACCCATTAACTGCAGATACTGATTTGTTTATTGATGATGAAGGATTGCTTGTTGAAGAACAACGATTCTTTAGTATTGACAACAAGGTATTTGCCGGCAACGGTTTAATCGTTGGCGCTGTTAACGAAGAGGGACATTCAACCACCCCTACCTACCCCGATGATTTCTTACCTGTAACTTTTATGCCTAAAAGCTATCAAATGGAAATAACCGCGGATGATTTAAACATTGAAATCAGGAGGTCAGATGACACAACATACCAAGAAGCTTGAACAACGAAGGAAGGAAATCGAACAAGAAAAAGCTAACAACACAATTGTTCAATGGGAATACCAAAAGGGTGGGGGGTTACATTTTAGAAAGGTAACTTACGCCAGCGGTAGAGTTGAGACTATTGAGTTTGGAAAAGAAAAGTAATTGACCGGGCGGTCGCAAGAGCTCACAAACTAGAACAGACATTGCAGCGATTCTATATTAAGCCCCCGATATTACTTTTTTAGGCAAAGGGTTTATTTTATTCCCCTTCATAATATCTTTGAAGTGCAGGTATTGCCAAAAGCACTTCACTTACAACATGGGTTTTGATTGGTAGTATACAACAAGCAGTCACTGAGTAGCCAACTGCACAAAACCCTCCTTTTTCGATGCAAGACTGGCAAGGTTAAGCAGTATTCGCCTAGTGATACTGGAAAAAGATAATGAAGCGCCAGCTCTTGTGCTCTTGTAAAGCTTCATTATTGCACTAGGCACTATACAAAATTCCTCGCGGGATAGGGGGTTACACCAAAATAGAAATGACTAGCGTGTGTAATCAAATAGTCTAGGCAGGTAGCTCCTGCAATGTCCATTGTTCCCCCGCTTTTTAACACACAGGAGGTGTGCTCATGGAAATAGCCAATATTCATATACAAGTATCTGTTGATCCAGAAGAAGTTGTATGCAGAGAAAATGACTTTACAACTTTAAGTCAAGTTACTAAATATTGTTTAGCTTGGAAAAGTGATGTGCTTGAAGAACAAGATCTTGAAGCTCAACTTGTGCATGTTATACGTACTTACAGAGAACACAATCAATTATCTAATAATGTTCCACTACTAGTAGGGGTGTGGTTTGAAACCCCATTTCCAGAACCCCAAATTGAGTGGGAACCATTATTAAACACACAACCTGATTTACGAGTCATACAAGGAGGTAAAAATGACTAAACAAATTAAATGGCGTGCTACTTTAAACTACAAAAACCAACAAATAACTGTAGAGTTTCAAGCACCGCCTTATGACAAAAACATAAACTACTCACACTTAGCGCGAGTAGAATTTGTACGCATGCTTAGAAATTATGCATCGCCTTTAAAAATAACCAATGTTGAGCCTGTTGAAAGATAGGCTTACTCAAATCTATAGGAGGATTTATGAACAACATTAACCCAAACGATCTTAAACAAGAGATCAAAGATAACATCCGTACAGGACTTAACACCATGATATGGGGTGGGCCAGGTATTGGTAAGTCAGATATACCACAACAGGTAGCTGATGAACTAGATATACCTTTGCTTGACTTTCGTGCCAACTTATTCGACCCAGTCGATGTGCGTGGCATACCTCACATTATGCAAGAACAAGAAACAGGGAAGCGTTTTACACGTTGGGCAGTGCCTGATGTGTTTCCTATTGCATCACGTGATGGCGAAACGGGAATTCTCTTCATCGACGAATTGCCAACTGCACCACCAGCTACGCAGAACGCTTTCCTGCAACTCTTGTTAACTCGACAAATTGGCGATTATGAAATGCCAGTTGGCTGGTCAATTGTTGCCGCAGGTAACAGACTGACTGACTCAGCTGCTGTATTCCAAATGCCAACACCAGTACGTAATCGTCTATTGCATTACGAACTCGAAGCAAGCATTGATGACTGGGTTGAATGGGCTTTCAAAAATGGTATTAACTCAGAAGTTATTGGCTTCTTACGTTACAGACCTGGTTTACTTAACAGTTTCAAAGCTGACGAATATGCATTCCCAACACCACGTTCGTGGGCATTTGTTGACAAAAAGCTAGCCAATCGACCGTCGACCGCCAACGACGATACATTGTTCTTTGGTGTCGCAGCGACAGTCGGCGACGGCCCAGCTGGCGAGTTTGTTGCTTACAAACAAATAGCTGACAAGCTACAAGATGTCGACGAACTTATCAAAGATCCTGGTAAATACAAGAAAGATGACAACCCAGCTGTCTTGTATGCACTTTCAACATCTATCGCCACCCGAGCGAGTGATGACACTCTCGAAAATATTATCAAAGTATGCAACAAACTCCCATCAGAGTTCCAAGTAATACTAATGAAAGGTATTTTTGCAATCAACAAAGACTTTATCAAGAATCAATTTTGTACTAAATGGATTCAAGATAATCACGGCTTATTATCATAGGAGGTAAACATGAGCACAGTAAGAATGTCAGATCAACTACAGCGTGATATTGCAAGAGAAGCAATAAACACTTACGACAAAGCAAACCCAGAACGAGAAATTCCTTCTGATATGGGTAACAAAATGTATGACAAATATCTAAAACAAAAGCATGAAAACATGCAAACGTTTTTACTTTCTAAAGAAAATGTATCAGTTATAGATCCTGCTTATGCAAAAATTAAATCTATATCTTCATTGCGTTTACGAATTGCGTACAGCGATATTGAAGAACAAACTGATTATGATGGCAACGCTACAATGGAAATTGTTGACCAACATATGGATTTTAATTTAGATGTATCTAACAGAGAAGTTATGACTTTGTTATCTAAAAACCCTGATGGTTACAATGACCATGTAACAGTTGCACTTAAAATAGATATTACTGGTAACAACGAAGATGAAAATCCATGTAGAGAACATGTTGATCTTAGTTGTCCTTTAGTTGCTGAATTAGTTTCTATTCGAGAATACAACGATAAAGTTTATACAGGCGGTAGGCAGTACAAAGAAAAAGTACGAGAAACCATTGCAGCTTTTACAACTTTAAACCAAGCACTCAAAGCTTGGCCTGCGCTTAAAGATTTTGTATCTCAATCTAAATTAGACAAAGTTTACGAGAAAGTAGAACGCAAGGCTAAACAACAGCAACAGCGAGAAGCTATTGAGATACAAGAACAAGAACTTAACTCAGTTATCTTAACTGCATCATTACTAGGAGACTAATTATGTTAGAAATAGGCCCACCTAAATACAACCAAGGCGACTATGTGCGCATAGACTTTGGCTCTGGTCATTGCAAAGCTATGATCAACAAAGTCAAGCGTAATCGTAGACATGACAAAGATATGCGCGAAGGACGCGTACATCAATGGCATGCAAGACATAACCCAAACGGTTGGTTTTACGAAGTAGCTAAACATTATGGTACTGGTATAGAAGATGTACCTGATCTACGTAACGCTCACTGGTCTAGAAACTTAAAACTAGTTATTAGTGAAGCTGAAATTTTTAAACTTATACCTGCTACTAAAGATTTTAAACTTGAACATCTTAGTGAAGGTATGACTGCAGATACTGAAGTATTAGTAATAAGTAATTAGGAGTAACTTATGAGTCAGAATTTTACAAATGCACGCACACAACTTGTGCTCAACCAGCCATTCTTTGGCACCCTTTGTCTTCGCCTCAAACCCGTTGAACGTGATGACATGGATACGGGTGCCACAGATGGTGTGCATCTTTTCTATAATCCCAAATGGTTTGACAAATTGCAACCATTAGAACGTATTGGTTTTCTTGCGCACGAAGTTATGCATGTTGTGCTTATGCACATATTTCGTAGAGAAGAACGTCAACCACAAAAGTGGAATGTTGCATGCGACTATGCAGAAAATTATTTACTCAAAGAAGCTAACTTTATATTACCTAAAGGTGCTTTGCTTGATTTGCAATACGACAACATGAATGCTGAAGAAATATACAACTTACTTCCTGAGCCCGAAGGTGGCTGGGAATCGTTGGCCGCTGACTTTGGTAATTGTGGCGCTGTGCTTGATCATCCTGGCACTGACGACGGTAGCATTGGTAAAGCTAAAGCAGAACTTACTGTTGCAATCAATCAAGCAGCAGAAAGTGCACGCAAAGCTGGCAAGCTACCTGGCTCACTAGAATCTATACTTGATGAAATTAAAGAACCCAAAGTATGTTGGAAACAAGTGCTTGCTAGATTCTTGCGTTCTAACAACACAGACGACTTTAGTTGGCAAAAACCTAATCGCCGTTTTATTGGCCAAGGTTTGTATCTACCTTCTATGTACAATCCATCAGTCGATGAGATTGCAGTTGTGTCTGACACATCAGGTTCTAGAACTGACGAAGAACTAAATCAAGACCTTGCAGAAATTTCTTCTATTATTCTTGATGCCAATCCTACTAAAGTTCACTTTCTAGAAGTTGATACTGAAGTACAAAATTACACTGAGTACACACGCGAGTCTCTTCCTCTTAAAACTACTATGGTAGGCAGAGGTGGAACTTGTTTCTCACCTGGTATTGAATACATAAACGAAAATTATCCAAATGTTAGTGCTTTGATCTATCTTACAGATCTTGAATCTAACGACTTTGGAGAACAACCAAATTATCCGGTTTTGTGGATAACAACTCATGAAGGAGAAGCCCCTTATGGCGAAATCATCAAAATTTGAACAGAACTTTAAAGATTATGGAATTTCTGTTCTAACTGGCGGTGTTGTGCTGCTTGCTTTACTAGCTATTGCAAGTACTACTCACTATTTTATTACTCTAACTTCTATTGCATTTTTGCTTGGAGTTAGTATTTACACTATTTGGAGAAACATATGAATAGTCTTGTAACAAGCGTAACCACAGCTTTGTGGATACTTATCGAAATCATTCAATTTGCCTATATGGCATATATGACATGGAGGTCTAGAAATGCTAACAATAGGCATAGTCAGCGCGTTAGGGCTGCTTTTACTTACGCTTAAAGCGGGCGGACGTAAAACAATAGGTAATGACATTTTTGTCGACGTACTAATTACCCTCACTTTAATGGTGTGTTTTTACGGTACATTTAGTGGCATGGCTGCTGCTATGGTAGGTGGTTTGACAGCATCTGTTGTGTTATTTGTTATGAAAAAAACAATGGTGCACGAAAAATTAACATTTGTTAAACAACCACGTAAATTTTATAAATTGGATTTTTCTACTCCTAAACCCACATGGGTAGAAGTCCAGCCAGATTGGAGGAAATAATTATGGCAAGTGTAAGAATGAGTGGTGAACTGCGAGATAAAATTTTTAAGAATTTTGAACAGCAACTTTATAAAGTGTATGAAAACAATAGTGGTCTGCAAGACTATCTTAAATCTATTCTAGAATCTTTTTATTCAGTTGAAGAACGTCAACTAATGAAAGATTATTTAGATGTGCATGAGCGTTTGTTTAGAATGAAATACCCTAAAAAAAATCACGAAGAGTTTTCTCCTAAAAAGTATTTTGGTACTGTTTATGGTAATCGAAATTCAGATTTTAATTGGGTAAGAGAAGTGCATTTTATTATTAATCCAAATCGTCCAGCTGAAGAATCATTAACTTTTATGGTAGGCGACGATTGGCATGAAGAATATACTAATTCGTATAATGATAAATTAACACCACCAAGTAAGAATTATGTAACTGGTGATTATTGTTTGACATTAAAGTTAGAAGAACCTATTCAACTTGTACAACAACATAATTCTTCTCAAATATGGGCCGCTGAAGGCAGAGTAAGTTCTTTTACAAACCCTATAATTATTTCATCTGATGTAGATGTAGATAATATAGAAAAGTTTGCTGAAGGCACTATAAAAATTAACGAATCTAAAACTCAAATAAAACATTTATTAGAAAGCTGTACAACACTTAAACGTTTTTTAGATACGTGGCCTGCAGGTAAAGATTCTGTACCACAAGAATATCTAGATAAAATGTTTGAAACAGCTACACCAGCTACGCCTTCTACTTTACCTAAGTTTGATCCAAATGCTATCTTACCTGATGAGGTTAAAGAACAAATGAACAGTACTGTGTTAACTAGTAAATTAATGGAGGGTTAATTATGGGAGCTATGAAACGTTGGATGCATGACGTGCATGACGATTGTCTATCTATGGGTGTTCGTAACACTGCTAAAAAGTATGACATTTCTGCTGACGATGTTAAAACTGCAACCATGAACCATGTTCAATGGAAAAAAACTTGGTCTGAGTTTGTTATTGAAAATGATATAAAACAAACAATGGCTAATGCAAACGAAGCAGCAAAAAAAAGGGGCCTATAAAGACCCCTTCAAGATTTGCTTAATTTACGATACGTAAATCCACATTTCTAATGTGCCAGTTGCAACATCGCCTGCAGGTGCTACTTGACAAGTAATGTCAATAGTATCATCTGAAGAATAAACGATAGGTGCAAGGTTTGCATCTTCATGGTCAATACCACCGGCTTGGCCGATTGTAGAACCATCAATAAATCTATCTGAATCTGAACCATCACCGACGTCAAGTACTAAACCTGAGCCTGTGTCTAAATCAGAAGATTTAATTTTGATGTCATGTAAAGTTTCACCAGCAAAGATATCTACCATTTGGTATACATCAGCAGCATTTGGTGCAGCAGTTACATTAAACTTAGCGTATCTTACGCCAATCGCACCACTAGGAAATGGTTTGAATGACTGGTTACCTGAAACAGGATCACTTGTAAAAGTTGCCATATTTTCACCTTTATTGTTATATAACACTTAATTGTGTCATACTTAAAAAACATAAAGCATTCAGGATGAATGTCAACTGTAAATTATGGATAATCGAGTCTACGTAAAACGTAATCCCTTAGCCTATTATCGGTACAACACTCCTGAACATCTTCCCTATATACAGTGGAGATTGGTCAGCAAAGGTGTTGCCTACAATATGGTCCACAGTAAACAAGTTGGATGGGAGCGTGCAAAGAAGGGGGAGTATGAGGACTGGTGTGTTCGCATGGAAAAATTAAGAAAGGAAAACTTATGAATTTATTATACTTAGACTTTGAAACTTATTACGACGTACAATTGTCCCTGACTAAAATGACAACTGTACAATACGTTAACCACCCTGATTTTAAAATATGGGGAGTAGGTTTAAAATTTAATGAGGGAAATACAGAGTGGTTTGGAGAAGACCAATACCAAGATGCTCTTGAACAAATACCCTGGGAAGAAACCGCAGTTGTATGTCACAACACTTTGTTTGATGCTTACATACTTACACAGTACCTGGGCTTTTACCCAGCGTACTACTACGACACCGCCTCCCTGAGTCGGGGCGTGTACCCAAATCAATCTGCACGACTAAAAGATGTAGCTGTCCGTTGTTTTCCAAACGATGAAAGCTTACGTAAAGGAGAAGAACTTGTTAATGCCAAAGGCATACGTGATTTAGATCCTGACCTCGATGCACAAATTGGTGGCTATTGTATACAAGATGTAGATATAACTTATCAGATATATCACAAAATGATGGAAGGTTATCCACAAACTGAGTTAGATATTATCGATATGACTGTGCGTATGTTTGTAGAACCCAAGCTTATCTTAGATAAAGAAATGCTTATTGCACACAAAGAAAAAATTAAACAAGAAACAGCACAGGCAATTGAAGATTCTGGTACAACCCGCGAAATTATGGCTTCGCAACAAAAGTTTGCACAGTATTTAGAAGAACTTGGCATTACCGTACCAACGAAAAAAAGTCCTACAACAGGCCAACAAATTCCTGCGTTTAGTAAAACTGACTCTGCATATATACAAATGCAAAACATGTATCCTCAATACAAACACCTTTGGGACGGTAGAGAAGCAGTAAAATCACGTATTGAAGAAACTCGCGCACAAAGATTTTTAGAAAGCACTAACCCTGATGGCACTTTTTCTGTACCGTTACGTTATTACGCAGCACACACTGGCCGTTTTGGTGGTACAGAAAGTATTAATTTACAAAACTTACCCAGAGGATCTGCATTACGTACAGCAGTTATGGCTCCTGAAGGACAACAACTATATGTTGTAGATTTATCAAACATCGAAGCTCGCATGCTTGCGTGGTTAGCTAAAGAAGCTGACTTACTTGATGCATTTGCAGCTGGGCGTGACGTATACAGTGAGTTTGCATCTCAAATATATGGTAGACCTGTAACAAAAGCTGACAAATTAGAACGTTACGTAGGTAAGACCGCTATTTTAGGTTTAGGTTATGGCATGGGCCCTGATAAATTTAGAGACACTCTTAAAAATGGGTCACCATCTGTTGATGTAGGAGAAAGTACAGCTATATCAATTGTTGCCCAGTACCGTGCTATGTACCCAAATATCCCCAGGCTTTGGAATGCATGCAAACAAGCACTATTTACAATGCGCCACACAGGTAACCCAGAAGGGCGACCGTATGGACCCCTGATTATTAAACCAGGTTGCATACAACTACCTAATGATATGTTCTTAAAATATCCAGAACTAGATTTTATTGATGGTAATTTTATGTACAACTCAGGTAAAACAATGGTAAAAACGTATGGTGCAAGACTAACAGAAAACATTGTACAAGCTCTGGCCCGTATAGTTATTGTAGAACAAATGTTAGAAGTACAAGCTATGCCTGAAGTTCAAGTTGTTTTGCAAGTACACGATGAAATTATATCAATTGGATCTAATGTAGATTGTGACAAGACACTAGATAAAATACTAGCTATAATGAAAACACCTCCTTTTTGGTGTTCAGATTTACCACTAGATGCTGAAGGGGGATACAGCCAACGATATGACAAATGAGCAATCTAGTATTAACAAGACGGAAACATGACTCAATAGTTTTACACCAGGATGGTGAAGAACTATGTGTTATTACCGTTACTGCATTAGGACCTAAGCAAACTAAGCTAGCTTTTAATGCAAAAGAGTCTGTTAAAATAGATAGACACGAAGTATACGAAGCTAAACAAGCTAACAATTAATCGGAGAATTATATGGAATTAGTTTTCTTAAAAGCAAAGCAACGCCTTGCAAAAGAAATATCAAACAAAGGTACTACACCTTACCCACTTACTAAAAACTTTACATCTGAACATGTACAAGTATCTAAAACTAAAAAAGGTTTACACACTTTATTAAAAACTTTACAAACCCAAGCAGCATCTGGTGCTTGTTTGCATAAAGGTTTGTTAAAACGCCCACTTGAAAACGAATCACGAGCTATGATGGCTGACCGTGTAGCGTCAACAGAGTTATTAGTTCTTGATATAGATGGTATACAAATGCCAGGCAGCCTGACAGATGTACGCACAGTAGCAGAAAAAATAATTGCACAACTACCAGAGTGTTTTCAAGATGTAAGTTATATAGCCCAAGCAAGTGCATCTTTAGGATTTAAAAAAGATAAAGTATCTATGCACTTTTTCTTTTTATTAGATCAACCCACCCAACCTAAAATACTAAAAGAATGGTTTAAATTATTAAATTACGAAACAGACATCTTGTCATCTCAACTGTCTTTGTCTGCAAACGGACAAAGCTTATCTTACAAATTAGACCCCAGTGTTGCTGAAAATTCTAAAATAATTTATATAGCACCACCTACTTTTAAAGATAACATACAAGATCCCATCTCATCAGATAGGTTTGTACTAGTCGAACGTGGTTCGGTAACCATAGATCCTAGACCCTTGTTAGTTCATGTTAACCCAGAACGCGTACATAACTTAGGCGTTCAGGTTAAAGATGGACTGCGTAAAAAACTTAATTTACCTAAAAAAACAAGCAAACTAAGCACTGTAAGCATTGGGGGAGAAGCACAAGAAGTGTTACAAAACCCAGACAAAATGACTATTGAAATATCAAGAGTTAATGAACCCTATGTTAACTGTAATGTTAACGGAGGCGACAGCAACGGCTACTACTTTGTATTAACTAACCCCCATTACATGTACAACTTTAAAGGCGAACCTGTATGGGAGATACAAAAAGCCGACCCAGATTTTTATCGAAACATATTTGAAATTTTTGCAGATAAAATTGATAAAGATAAAAAAATAAAACCAGTCGCATTACGTGACTTTTACACTGACACTTACTATAACGGAATATACGATGAAACAACCCAACAATTTACCAACGACTACCCCCTCACGCCCACCAATAAGCAGTCTATTGATGACTTTATGCGCTCTCATAATCGCCCTTCCTTGGATTACATTCCTGATGCTAGGGTCGTATTTGATCCAAGCAATAACAAAGGTATTGAGTTAGACGAAGCTCCTTACTACGTAAACTTGTATAGAAAAACTGAGTACATGTTAAAACAAGAAGAACATGTATCGGAGTTAACTTACGGGGGAGCTGAAAAATTACACACAATAACACCACACATAGCACAGCTTTTGATGCATGTATTGGGTAATGGTAAAACTGAGTTTGAACACTTTATTAATTGGTTAGCTTATATTTATCAAAACAAAAACAAAGCTATGACTGCTTGGATATTTACAGGCGTACCTGGAACTGGCAAGGGCTTATTTGTACACAAAGTACTTAAACCTTTATTTGGTGAACAACAAACACCAATGCGAGCTTTAGAAAACATTGAAGAACAATTCAACTTGTACATGAGAACAGCACTCTTTTTAGTAGTAGATGAATTTAGAATGGGAGACGCAGGTAGCATAGGTAAAATGGCTGACAAACTTAAACACCAAATTACTGAACCCAACCTAACTATTCGTGCAATGCGTTCTAATCAAATAGAACTACCTAGCTTTTGTAACTTTTTGTTTTTAACTAATAGAGCAGACGCAGTCAAAATAGAGGAAGGCGATCGGCGTTACAACGTAGCCCCACGCCAAGAAGTAAAGCTAGAAAATGCTAACGCAGATCTTATTAACAATATGGATAAACTTGAACAAGAACTTTATATATTTGCTGGTGTGTTAAACAAGTTCCAAGTAGATCAGCGTATGGCTCATACAGCTTTAGAAAATGAAGCTAAAATACAAATGAAAAACATTTCAATGTCTGTACTTGAAGAATTTGCAGCTGCAGTACGACAACGCAACCTTGAATATTTTACAGAAGTATTAGATATACCTCTTACAAATACTTTTGATGCTGGAGGTATTAGTACAGCACAAAGATACCTTAAGTATTGGATAGCAGAAGTAGGTAATGAAATAATTATACCTATGTCTCAGTTTAAATTAGTGTATGACATACTTACTGACAGTCGTAACAAATTATCTACAAGAGACTTTACAAAAGCTATGTCTAGGTTAAATATTAAAACTTCTAGAAAACGTGTAAGTGCAGATAAAAATGCCTCTATACCTAGAGGGGTTGTATTAACTTGGAAATTAGACGACAATATTCGTAATTCTTTAATTAAAGAACATTTTGAAGATAGAGATAATTTACTATTACAAAAAACTAGCTAGGAAGGCTATATAACAAATGACCGAGCTTGTACAAAACAAGCGCCCAGATCTCATAAATGTAATAGAGACTGAGGCCCCAAAAGAGTTGGGATTAATCCCAGCCTGGTCCTACTCCGCTTTAAAAACCTACGAAACTTGCGCTTATCGCTCTTATATAAGTAAGGTAAAACGCATACAAGAAGACTTCGGCCCGGCCGCTGCACGCGGTACTGACATTCACCAGCAAGCTGAAGACTACGTACGTGGAGATTTAAAAGAATTACCTGATACACTTAAAAAATTTCAAACACAATTTGAAGAAATGCGTGAAGGTTTTATAAACGCCACAGTAGAACTAGAGGGCGAGTGGGGTTTTACAATCGATTGGGAACCCTGTGGTTGGATGGAAAAAGGTGTATGGGCAAGAGTAAAACTAGATGCTTATGTAGAAGAAACAGAAACATCAGCACGAGTAATAGATTATAAAACAGGCAGACAATACGGTAATGAAATAGCTCATTCACAACAAGCACTTACATATGCCATTGGTAGCTTTTTACGCTACCCAGATTTAGAAATAGCTAAAACAGAAATGTGGTATTTAGATCATGGAACTACTATGGAAAAAACATACACTAGAGATCAAGCTCTTATGTTCTTACCAAAACTACAAGAGCGAGCAATTGCTATGACAACAGCAACTAAGTTTCCACCTAATCCTTCTAAAAACAGTTGCAGGTGGTGTTCATTTGGTAAAGGAGAAAACCCCTATTGCGAATGGGCTATAAACTAGTATAATAACTAAACTTAACATCCATCCAACTAACACCGGATGTTACAACAGAGGAAAACGAACAATGACTGACGAACAATCTATACCCCTACCCTATGAGCATCAAGCTAATACCACTAACTTTATTCTTAACCACCCCAGATGTCTTATTACATCAGATCCTGGTACAGGTAAAACACGTGCTGTTCTTGACGCCCACGTTAACCTATCAGGTAAAACGCTTGTTCTTGCCCCTCTGTCAATACTAGAAGCAGCATGGGCAGAAGACGTACGTAAGTTCCAACCTGATATTAATTTCGGAGTTGCATATGCTAAAAACCGCAAAAAAATATTTGAAGACGATTCATTTGACATGGTCATCACTAACTTTGAGGCTGTCAATTTTTTACAAAAAAATCCACATTATGTTAAAAAGTTTTCTACAATCGTTATTGATGAGTTTACTGCTTTTAAAAACCAATCAGCACAACGCAGTAAAAATATTAGATCGCTTATCTCACATTTTACTAATAGGATTGCCATGTCTGGTACTCCTAATAGTAATACTATTCTAGACCTGTGGCACCCAGTACTTCTTGTAGATGACGGAGAACATCTAGGAGACCGGTACTGGGCCTTTCGTAACCAGGTTTGTACACCCCGTTTTAATGGTTTTGCTAACGAATGGATTGACAAACCTGGTATCGAAGAAGCAGTCGCTGCTAAACTAAGCGACATTACTATTCGCTATGCATTAGAAGATTGCATAGACCTCCCAGAAAATATAGTCCGAACCGTACGTACAAAGTTATCCACAAAGGTACAAGCTATGTACGACATTTTTGTTAAAGAATCTGTTTTATATACCAAATCTGGCACTATTAATGCTGTACATGCAGGGGCCCGGGTTAAAAAGTTACTACAACTAGTATCAGGTGGCGTATACGATGAAGACGGCAATGTTCAATATTTACACCAAGAACGTTACGACATTGTTATGGAACTTGTAGCGGCACGTAAACATTCTATTGTTGCTTTTAATTGGAAACACGAACGTGATGCTCTTATAGAAATAGCAGAAAAACAAAATATTACATACGAGCTTATAGATGGATCAGTACCTGCACACAAACGCAAAGATATTGTAGAACGCTTTCAAGCCGGTCACATACAAGTACTTTTTTGCCATCCACAATCAGCGGGTCATGGACTTACACTTACAAAAGCTACCACAGCTATATGGTGTTCACCTACTTACAATGCTGAACATTTTCAACAATTTAACAAACGTATACATAGATCTGGCCAGCAAAACAAAACAGAGACTATTCTTATTGCTGCACATAAAACCTGGGAAGAAGATGTATACAAAAAACTAGACAGCAAATTAGGCAAAATGGAAAACTTATTACACATACTAACGGCACTAAACAATGACAACTAAAAACAACGACATACCGTTTGAAAGATTACAAGAACTTATGAAAGACGCAATTCTTGATATTTTAAAACGACCACCTGAAGCAGTTGCTATTGCATTAGTATTTGCAGTAACTGAATTAGTACACACCCGTGCTACTAAAGAAGAAGAATTACCAGACACTATGGAAGAACTTATTTCACAGGCCGGCAAGGAGGCTTTAATGTTAACTGATGAGGTATACCTTGCAAAACCACCCTCAGAAACGGAGACCATACACTAATGAATATGGATGAAATGCTAAATGAATTAGCCACAACCCGACAATCTATTGTCGATTTACATGAACAAGAGAAAGTCCTTAAAGCAAAAAAGGATGATCTAGAAACACAGATTGTTATCAGCTTAAAAGATCAAGGAATTGATCGAGTTGGTAATGATGCGTGTACTGTTTCCATTAAACAGGAAATAGTCCCTACAGTACGTAACTGGGACGCAGTGCATGAACACGTACTTGCCACTGGGCAGTTCGAGTTAATGCAAAAACGCATGTCAGCAACAGCCTATAGGGAGCTAATACAAATGGGACATGAAGTCCCAGGCGTAGAAGCAACTGAACTGACCCGAATGAATTTCAGGTCGAAATAATAATATCAACGAAAAACGGAGAAATAACGATGACTGATATTACACTAGTAAGCGATAAAGTGCCGGCGCATGTACAAAAAGGCAGCGGGTTGGGTAATGAAAACATTACTGCAGCTCATTTACAAACTCCCAGAGTTAAGCAATTACAACAGCTTAGCAATGAGGTTGACGAGCAACACAGTGAGTACATTGAGGGGGCCAAAGTTGGCGACTTCATTAATACTGTAACGCGAGAAAACTATGGACAGTCAATCTATGTGTTAAACATACGGTTTACTGAAGAGTTTGTAGCGTGGAAGAAGCGTGAAAAGGGTGGAGGACTAGCAGGTAGCTTTGCAAGCAAAGAAGATGCTATTGAATCTCTTAAAGCTCAAAATCTTAATCCAGAAGATTATGATATTACTGAGACCCATTCACACTTGTTACTTAGAAAAGATGCGGAATCAGGAAGCCTGGACGTACCTTTCCTATTTGACTGTGCGTCTTCTAAGTTGCGAGTATCCAGAGAATGGAATACTCAAATCGCAGGTCTAAGTGGAGATCGTTTTTCAGCATTATGGAAAATGTCTTCTGTTAGAACAGAAAATAGAACAGGTCAAAAGTTCTATAACATCCAAGTTGAAAAGGTTGGATGGGCAACTGACGACGATTACAACAATGCAAAAACAGTGTTTGAAAGCATTAAGTAATCACTTTACGTACATGGTGCGACATATACTGTCGCATCATGTATACTAATTAAATGCCTGATACAAAACAAAAAGGTTGGTTCTGGGATGACGTAAACAGACGCATGTATCGTTGGCATGATCTACAACTCCTCATGAGAGAGCGAGTATTAAAAGTTGAAAGAAAAGGACTTCATAAACAAAATCCACAAAAAACTTCCTAAAGAAATTTATAAGTGGAAAATCAACGACCCATATCATGGGGGTGTTCCTGACGCATTCTACTCCGGCCCTGGCGGCTTTTGTTTTGTAGAATATAAATATGTGCAATCCTTACCTGACCGTGGTACGTCGAAAGTACCCATCAATCTTTCTCAACAACAACGCCTCTGGATCCAGCGGGCGCACACACATAAATTACCCGCGTACATAGTCCTGGGATATCCAGACGGTGTTTGTATAACAGACAACCCACTAGCAGAATTTTTTTATTTAGATTGCTTTTTAAGGTGTGCCGTGACTTTTGAAGCATATATCGATAGAATAAGCAACATATGTTTAACTATTAAGGAGTAATAGATGGATATGGTAAATCAACCACCTCATTATAATCAAGGTGGTATTGAGTGCATTGACGGAATAGAAGCAAGCATGAGCAAGGAAGCGTTTGCTGGTTACTGTAAAGGCAATGTTATAAAGTATTTGTGGCGTTACGAGTATAAGAACAAAGTTGAGGACTTAAAAAAAGCTCAATGGTACTTAGACAGACTCGTTAAGTCGCAGGAGGAGTAAATGAAAGAGGTAGGAATTTTTACCAATCTTTCAAAAACACTAGGACGTTGTACAAGTATTGCAGATTGTCCTTGTGTCGGTATTTGTAGTTGCACCCAATGGGGTGATGACCGTTGTAGAGGTTGCGGACGAACCGCGACCGAGGTTCGAGATTGGAATACTTTCTCTAAAATAGAGAAAAAAATCATAAATCTACGAAATGCGGCAGAAAACTATGGTATTAGGCAGCTACAAAGGGGACCCCGCGTAGAAGGGCCTGAGAAGGCCGCTAGTTAATTATTGGCCTAACGATACCAATTGCATTGACCTACTGGTGATATGCGCACCTGTGGCATCCTGAGCCCACGTTTTTCTAAAAAGCCCTTAAAATTTACCCAGATAGAGGGTTTTTGTTATTTTCTGCTATTTTTTGCTCTAAAGAAGAAATTTCAGCTTTAATTGTAGCTATATCAGTTTTAATTTCAGTGACATCTGGAATTTCTACCCCATCAATTTCTTTTTCTAAAAACTGTACAGACGTTTCTATAGATGCAAAACGTTCTTCAATAGCTTTTTGTGCTTGTTTTGTATCGCCTATACCACCAATTTTAGCTTCTAAGTTTGTTATACGGTTTACATAGGTAGCTCCTGTGTAACCAAACCCCGCAAGAGTAGAAACAATTCCTACTAAAGCAATTACCTGTGTTGTTTTACTTTGTAACCAATCCATATAGATCTCCTAAAATGTTGGCTGCATTTCTTTTAGTTTAGTAAGGGTATTAATATTAGTACCCGCTAATTGATAAAACGCAGCTGTGTTATCTTGAATAGTATTAGTAGTATAAATGCTTTTAGGTTCATACCAAACTTCTTTTTCTGGCAAACTAACTAACCTATAATTATTAAATCCAGGAACAAAACCCATAACAGCTATAATAGCATTTTCAGATCCATACTCTCCCGTCTCTTCTTGTTGTGCTTGTACTTCTTCTTGTGCATTTTGTAAGTTTTCTGCAATTATATTTTCTACTGTTGTGTCTGTATCAGAATCAGTGCTAACAGAATTAACTGATATGTTTAAACTGTCTTGGCTAGATACAGTTGATACCGTTGCAACAGTAACTTCAGTAGTAGTAGTTTCTGTTTCAACTGTGCTTGTGCTTATAGAAGTATCAGCTACAGCAGTACTACTCATATCAAGAACTTGATTAGTTTGGGCTGTAGAGGATGCAAACTGATCTGACATACTAGGAGAACTGCTAGTACTAATACCAGAGTTAGAAGAAGAACTTACTGCGTTACCAGCTGCAGCGCTATTACCCGTAGCATGAACAGATGTGCCTGCAGTTGTACCACTAACACTGGCTTGTGCGGTAGCTAAAGTAGATGAAACAACATTTAAGGCCATTTCTTTACTTATAGAACTTTTTCCCTCAGAAGCTATAAGTTCTTCTTCTATAACTTCTTCTATAACTTCTTCTTCAACAATCTCTTCAATAGGTTCTTCCGCCGGCTCTTCTGCATGCGCAAGTTCTTCCTCCATTGCTGTCTCTTCCTCAAACCACTCCTCCAATTCCTCAATGGTTTCTAATTCAATAAATGTTTCGGGCTCTCTAAAATCTTCTACAAGAAAAGTTTCTTGAAAAATAAACTCTTCAATCATTATATCTTCTATTGGTAAAAAAACTTCTTCTTCATGCATTGGTAAATCGTGCATAACTTCAAGTGGTTCATAATATTCTTCTTGCGAAAACAGCTGTTCAAATATTATTTCTTCTTCAAAAATAAATATGGGTTCTTCAAAGTATTGTTCTTCAAACTCAAAAACAAAATCTTCAAACAATGGTTCTTCTTCATACCCAAAGTCTTCTTCTTCATACCCATAATCAAAATATTCTTCTTCTTGAAAGTAAGCGATAGAGTCTTCTTGCCTGTAGCCTTGACAAAAGGGCCCATATTGAGGATCAAGATCACATTGCCAATCATCATAAGCATCCCAATAATAAGGGCACGACTCTGAATACAGTTGATCTATATTACATTGTTGAGTTTGATAAGCATCAGCATAACCTGCACAACTTGTATTATTTAAAGGGTTGCTACAATCTATGTTATTACCACTACCAGAACCATATAAAGAACCACCATTTTCTAAATTTGTATTTTTATCTGAGCTATTCCAATCAGTATTCACACAAGTGCTAGAGTTGGTTGAGCCTGTATTACATTCATCATGGTAATAATAGGTATATGAGTTATCTTTGTTAGCCCCTACCTCACCTATAAGAACATCGTGATTAATTATATCTAATTCACGATAACGTAAATCAAAAGAATTATTGTTCCAAAGTATTATTTCAAAGCTATTATCTGATGCCCGGTTGTACTCTCTAAGGTTATACCAACCAAAGATCATTTTGTCAGAGTCTCCGTATGATTTCATACGCGAGCCCGAGTCTCTAATTAAATCAGTCCAAAAGGCGTATATGGTATAAGTATGCTGTCCATTGATAGGGTCAGGAGTATAGTCATTACAATAGCTACCACTAGAACCAAAATGGAGACATCCATTAGTTGCCATTCTCGCTTGGCTAAATGTAGACCCATAAAAAGAAAAATCAAAAGAAAGGTCAATTGCAGGAGAAATTCCATCGTCAGATACTGAGTAAGCTAACTCACCCTCAAAGTTGTTGGCATTAGCATTAAGGTCGTAAAGGTCTTGGTTATTTTCATAAACATATTGAGCTGATAAATTACTTGTGAGTAATAAACAACATATTATTTTAAAGCAGCGATACATTCTCTTTTCTTTTGAGTAGAAGAGTGCCAGACTTGCTTACATCTTTGTACCTTTTCTTTATACCAAACTTTATAGTCTGGTCTGTCTTGTTTGTTTTCTTCCCAAGCAACTGTAGCTTCTTTACCTATTTTACCTTGATAAGGACACGGTGTGCCGGCCATTTCCATAGCAGTAAAAACCCTTTCATCAGCACAAAGTAAACTAATAGAAGCCACTTTCATACCCATATCGTAAAGGTATTTAGATAGTTTTAATCTTTCGCAGTTTTGATCTCTTACGGTTTTACCACCAGAAAAGCCAAACACTTGGCCTTGGAACGCGCCCGATCTACCTACAGTACATAAGTCTTGTGAATAAGACATTATAGATGGAGCAATAGCAGATGCAGGTGGTGCTTCTGATTTTACGTTTTGGTTGATTGTTTGAGTTGAATTCGACTCATTAATGTTTCTGTTCGTGTTGTCAGATTTTGAGTTGTTCTCATTAACATTCTTATTGTTAGTTGTAACATTTGAATCAGACGTCGATTGATTGATATTCGTATTGTTGTTAGTGTTAGTGTTAGTGTTGTTAGAAGTGCTCGTATTGTTGACATTTTGATTTACCGTAGAATTAACAGTTGAGTTAGAAGTCGAAGTATTAACATTGTTGTTTGTATTGGTGTTATTAGAAGTCGACGTATTTGTATTGGTGTTATTGTTGGTATTTGTTGCCGTATTAATGTTTGTGTTTTGATTAGTACTAACATTTGTGTTTGTATTTACATTAGTATTTGTATTTACGTTGGTATTACTATTGGTATTGTTGTTGGTGTTAGTATTAGTATTGGTGTTATTTGTGGTGGTATTGTTAGTAGTATCCAAACTATTTTGCTCGCAATACTGAGAGCCAGCAGTACAGTTACCTGTCTGATCCCCATAAGAATTAAAAGAGAATACCAATCCTAAAGTTAGAAGTGCACGTTTGTTCATAAGTTTTTATTAACATTTCCAACGTCTTCTAGCCTGCCTTAGCCTTGAGTTAGGGTTTTTTGCAGCTTTGGGGAATTTTTTCATCTGCCCTGCAGATCTAGCGCAAAAAGACTTACGTCTTTTAGCAGCTTTACTTCCCTTTTTAACTTTTCCTGTTACTGCGGTTTTTAATTTAGATCCTGGGTTTGCTCTACGATAAGCGGCTACGCCTTTCTTAGTCATGCCAGCACCCGACTTGGTTTTTCGGTAGTTGGCGCCCTTACCTCTTGTTGTTTTTCGTATTGGGTTTTCTTTTTTGCGGGGCACGTTTCTTCCTTACTGGTTGTTTTAAATTCTTCTTAAACAGCTTTGCATAGGCTTTTTTTACCTTATCCAAAAACTTTTCAATATATTCTATATACATAATTATACTCATTAATAAAAGAGCTAAGACAATAGTATAGCAAATTACAGTTATTTTCGTCTCCTAGTAGTCTTTTTTTTAGCCATTGTTCTGACTCTTGTAGGTTTACCGCCTACACCTTGAGCTTTAGCGCGTTTGCGTTTAACCGCACTTCGTTTTTGTGCAGCTGTCATGCTAGCCGCTTTAGACTTAGGGACACATTTAGGATAACCTTTTTTCTTAGTAGAAGCTTTTTTTCTACCACAGGGTGCATGTCCACCACCTTTTTTCTTTCTTCCTATATCAACCCATTCTTCTTTAAACCATTTTGTTAAGCCACCTTTGGGTTTAGCACTAGCCATTACTTGTACTTCCCGCCCCTAGCTTTATAGGTTTTAGTTAACCAACCAGACGCATAAGCGGACGGCCAAACTTTGTATTTTCTTTTAGCCTCTGCTTTTACTCTTGCATACAGTTTTTTATTTGTAGGTGTCGCCATTATGCTCTCCTTGCTGTTCGCGTTCTTTTAAAAGAACGATTTGATTTCTTCTTTTCCATTCTAATATTTTTAGGGTTATTGTTCAAAGGGTTGTTGTCTTTGTGTGCAACATCTTTACCGTCACCTTTTTGAGCTTTACCCTTACGAATCATTAAACGGCGTGCTTTATTACGCCCCGCTCTTCGCCTTTTTTGCGCAGCTGTACCTTGATATCTGTCGTATTCTTTACGGTAGTTTCTTCTGGCCATTACTTGCCAGTTTTATTCATAGCCTTTTTGTGTGCTTGTCTCATGGTATCACCCATAAGCATACGCCTCTTCATAAAAGCCATGTGCTTTGCACTATGATGTTTGCTGTGTCTTTTTAGGGATGCCTCTTGGCGTTTAGAAATGCTTTTTTTTCTAATTTTTTGAGAAGGTCTTTTGCGTGTTCTAGGCATTATTTTTTAGGTTTTTTAGGTTTATAAACAATGTTGTCTAGCTTTTCTGATACTTCAGCCTCACTCATTAAAGTATAACCATCAGTAGAAAGTTCTTGGTTAGGCACATTAGGTTTCATTTTAGTTTCTTCAACCTTCATATCTCCCACTTTACCGGGTTTTTTTGGTCCTGGTGTTCTAGACGCCATCTGGTTTCTCCTGTGCAATTAAAAAATCAACTAACTTTATTTTATCATTAATCTCAACTAATTTACCAACCAGCTGATCTAAGTACTCTGTAAAGTTAGTGTGCTCTGGTATTGAAGTAGCGTTTGAAGTAAGAACTTCTAGGTCTAAACTGACCTGGGCCCGTTGTCCTTCAAGCGATGCTTTATAAGTTGTATAGATAGATCCTTTATCCATTTATCTCTCCTTAGAAGTGTTCTATTACTTCATCTTCCACGGCTAGTAACCGTATGAAGATTTCTTTTTACCTTTTTTAACTGGCTTTTTCTTTTTAGCAGGCTTCTTTTTGTACATTCCTTTCATACCCATTTGATTTATACCTCCGCATTTCATAGTTTACATTATTACCCATAGGGGTTGGCTAAGTCAATATCATCTTCTGTT